TAGATGGTGGATTTTCATTTAAAACATTTACAGGTGGAACAGTAGGAAGTTCAATTACCGATACAACAAGACTTACCATAGCATCCACAGGAGCAGCTACATTCTCTAGTAGTGTAACGGCAACCGAAGGTAAATTTAGTTTAGATAGTGGTACTGAACCAACATATACAACAGGAACAGCAGGTAAATTTATTAGGTCTGCATCAGGAATATATGGTGGTGTAAGAGTTGCTTTAGTTGGTGGTGCTTCAGGTGGTGATAATGGATTTGATTTTTATAATACAAGTACTTTAGTAGGTCAGTTTGGGTATGGCGCAGGCGGTCAAGAATTTTATACCACTAAAAGTTTAAACGTAAATAGTTACTTAAATACTAGTGGCGATATAACTGCAAATGACACTTCGGTTGGAAGTACATTTTTATATTTAAAAGGTAATGCTACAACAGGAGTTGCAGGAGTAAGATTTGCAAGAGCAAGTACAGGTTCTCAAATGGGTAAAATAGACTATGATTTTGGAACTGATAAAATGATTTTTAGGGCAGGGGGTAATGATAGAATGTATATTACAAGTGATGGTAACTTATTACTTGGAACTACTGATAACGGAAGCGGTGCTAAATTAGTATTCTTTTCTACAACGGCTGCACAACAACTTAAAGCAGCAGGTACTGCACCTGCGATTACTTTTAGTAACACAATTACTTCACCAACAATAGGTGGTAGTTTAGGTGCGTGTACTTCTGCAGGTCAATTCTTATCAGGTACGGCAGCAGGGGATATGATTTTAATTAATCAATTTACAGGGAATAAACTTTACATAACCAACTATTCAGGTGGTGTTTATTTAACTCAAGGTGCAACATCTTGGACTGCTAACTCGGATATTAGACTTAAAAACATAAATAGTCATATTGAGAACGCAGTAGAAAAATTATCCACTTTACAAACTATTAATTTCTCTTATAAAGATGACAAGACTAGCAAACAAAATCTTGGGTTAATAGCACAAGAGGTAGAAAAAATATTCCCTGAACTAATTGATAAAAATGGTGATGGAATGTTAGGGGTAAGATATACGGAATTAGTACCTGTTTTAATTAAGGCGGTACAAGAATTAAAAGCAGAAATAGAAACTTTAAAAAATAAATAAAATGAAAGAAATTCAACCGATTCAAATGTGGCAAAATGGTCAGTTTGTAGAAGCAATCTACTTAAACACTTGGGCTTCAAATGTAACTTTAGGAACAAGTGCAATGTTCACTTACAACCTTTTAGATGCTGCTCAACAAAGATTACAAGAGGGTAGTTTAAATATGACAGGTGAAGATTACACAAAGTGGGGAGCAAACGACCAATATGCTTGGGAGTTCGTAGCTACAAGTTTAAACCTTACAATCATTGGGGATTATGTTCCACCAATGCCTGAAAAAGTAGAAATACCTGCTGAAACAATAAATTCTATTTTAGCAGATTTAAGAAAAGATGCTCCTATTGATGAAATTTTAGGGGAAATGAACTAATTTTGGCAAAACCAATATTATGAAAACTGCAATGCAAGAATTAAAAGAGGAAATACAAAGTAAAGTTTTTCAGCCAACTAATCTAACCGATTATCAATATGGGCATAATGTAGCTTATGGAGTAGTATTAACTATTGTTGAATACTTACTTGAAAAAGAAAAAGAGCAGATAAGTTTTGCTTTTGATGAAGGCGGAGAAGTATTTGCTGAAGATGGTCATTGTGTTAAAGGAATAGAACATTACAACCAAACCTATAACAATTAACTATATTATGGTTGTAGCTACATTTGGAAAATTAAATTAATTAATTATCTTTGTAAAAATTATAAACTATGAAATCAATTGAATTAAAAGTAGCCAAAGAAAACATTGGCGGAAGGGACACATTTTTAACCACTTATGACCTATTAAAATCAGCTATCAACAGCCCTACAAAAGAAGGCTTTAGTGTAGATGAAATGATTAAAAGAGTTCGCTTATTAAATGAAGTAGATAAGCATAAATCCACATTTGAAATAACAGAAGGTAAATTTGATGACTCCTTGTTAGAAAGAAAAGCCACATTGGAACTAGAAGATGCTGACTATACTAAACTAAAAGAGTTATTCAAAGAGATGAAATGGGGGGTGGTGTCAAAGACAATTATTGAAATACATAATGAATTTGATAAATAGGCAATTTTTTCCCCAAAAGATAAAAACAAGCAGGCTTAAATACCTGCTTTTTTTATTGCGTCTATAACCATTATTTTCCTATTCTTCTTGAAAAACTTCTTGCTAAAGAGGAAGATGCAAAAATTATTCCAGTAGAGGGGTAATCTTTTTTATAACTGATTCTAAGGAAATAGCCTTATGACATTCAAAATGTCTAGGGCTATTTTCATGTTCAGGACACCAGTTCCAATCTCCCTTATTAAACTTAAACATAGGATTGTTCCAACATCCATTACATACATCTAAGTTAACTATACGTGTACATTCTTTTTGGAACTCATGATCAGGTGTAGTGAAGTTAGAAATCATTACAGTGTGCTTACCAATGCCCCAATTCAACCAACTGATACCACTAGACAGTCCTATGAATAACTCTGTATGATGCAAGTAGTTCATTACATTCTCTAGTGATTTATCTTCTAATTTCTCTGCTCCATAGTCATCTGCTTCCTGAGACATCTCTATAACTCTATATCCTTTACCTTTTAATTCAGCAATTAACTCTGGCCAATAATACCAGTGTTTACATTGTGCTGTAGATCTAGTTGATATACAAATGTAGTTACCTATTGGTATAGGTCTTTCTCTTGGTGTAAATGCTATTCTAGGATGTATCTCTTTAAATGGTAGGGCTAATATGTTACTTGCTGCTTGTTGTAATGGTATAGTAGCAGGATGTGTAGGTTCTTTTTCCTTATCCCAAAACCAACCTAGTTCAACCCTAGCTTTGATATTCTGTACTGTTATTCCTCTGTCTGCAAACTCTAGTTCAGGATATACACTCTCAAACAATTCATTCTTAAATGTAGACACAATCACTTTACATTTATAAACTTCTTGCATCTCTAAACAGTATGGTATCCAAGCTATGCTATCTCCAAGACTTTTAGATTCAAATACAACAAACACCCTCTCACCTTTAAACTCATCTAGTAAGTTTACTTGTTTAATTGTACGTCCTTCATACTTAATAAATATAGCTATATCAGATATATACTTTCTACTAAGTCTAGCCCACGCACCTGGCTTTAGTTTTGTTTCATAGATAGTTTTATTGTCTTTTCTATCTACAAACTGTATATCATATTCTCTGTTCTTACCACCATCTTCTATTAGTTCAAAGAACAAACCATCAACATGGTTTAATTTATATGTTATCATATGCGTTTATATATAATTGTTTTGTCCTTTCTGATGTGTATCCTTCATTGATCTTCAACACATTTTCATAGTATTTATGTAATGTCTTAGCTACATTGTCCCAGCTATAAGAATCACGTGTTTCAATCATCTCATTTCTACGAATCTCATATGTCTTAATTGTCTCTGTAATGCCATGCATTACACTCTCTGTGCTAATGTTTGGTAACACCCACATACCAGGGAAGTGTTTAGATCCTCTGTAAGTTCCTACAATAGGAATACATACACTAGCTGCTTCACATAATGTTAGATTGGGATGTCCTGCTTCTAGCATAGAGGGATGTAAGAAAATGCTATGATCTTGATACAGTTCTTTGATTTCTTCATCATTAGGATTTGTTAACTTTAAAGTTAACTTTTTATAGTTTGTTAACTCTATATGTATATCAAAGAACTTCTCATTATTAGGATGACCAGCAATCGTGATAGGAATATCTAGTTCTCTAGCTGCTTCTATACCATATCTAAATCCTTTTCTATCAAAGCCTGAGTCACCTGCTAATCCATTGTTAGCTATCATTAATAATGCTTGTGGTTTAGGTGAATTGTCTGGTGTAAAGAATTCTGTGTTGGCTCCATGTCTTAGATAGAACAACTTATCAGTCTCACTGAAGTAGTCTATTAGATACTCAGCATGTGTAAAAGATATAATGCTATGCTTCATAGCTTCTAGGTTTTGCTTATACACCCAGCTATCTTTACCATACCATTCTGTATGATGATCATGTAGAGAGTATACATAAGGTATACCTTTGTCTCTACAATACAAAGCCTGGTTAGCTAGATGTGTATGTACAATTGTATCAGGCCATTTCTCTAGCTCATTCATATATTTGATGTCTACAACATCTCCAAGCTTTTCAAGGGATTGTTTATATTCCCATGTAAGTCTTTCTACAGCTCCCCATCCATTTGGTGGTATAGTTATAAGCCCTGTAGCTACGTGTACTATTCTCATTTTCTAAATGTTTTTTGCATGTTGTCTATTAAAGAAAATCCATCTGCTTGTGTGGTAAGTCTTTTCTTAACTATACCCATTTTATCTCCTGCAAAGATATTATTAAAATACATATCAGCAGCATCCCAATCATGCATTCTTAAAGTATCTTTTAACCATGGAGCTACATGTGCAGGGAACATGATACATTGTAAACCTATAATATGATTTGTAACATACATGTCATCGTTCACTTCTTTGACAACAGGACTTTGTGGCCAGCCATATTCTAATGTATCTTTATCTCCAAAGGACATGTATTCTATTCCATTCTCTATAAGCTTAGTTGCACACTCTTCTACAGTCTTGATGAATTCTTTAATAGATGCCTCAATGATACAATCACCTTCACACACTATCAAGTAGTCACAGTTATTGAATTCACTTAAGATGGCATTCTTGAATGCTTCATAGCATCCATAATGTGCTGGGGTAAGTGCAGTGCCATGCTGTTGAACTTGTTGTTCATTGAAGAGTTCCATTGAAACACAACTGGGTCTAAGGCAGTTATATGATGGTGGTAATGACTTATAGGGCTCGTTAAGGTGTAACTTATATTCCCATCCATGGTCTTTAACTTGTTCAAGGGATGTTCTACTTGCTTGTTCTCTTTCATCATTTAATGTTGTTTGTATGTGAACTAATTTTATTCTTGGTCTGTCTTTTTTCTTCCATTCAAACTTACCAGTATTAGTGTATGTATCTAAGTTGTCTTTGTTTATTGTAAACTCTTCCACCTTATAGCATACATCTCCATCATAGAAATCCATTCTCACTTCTATAGGATCTCCTTTGAATTCAAACTGATAAACAAGTTCATGGTTCTTAGCTGGTATGATTCTCTTCCACATGTAATCTGCAATAGATACATAGATGTTTCTAAAGTCTCTATTGTATGTAAAGAAATAGAACACGTACATGTTTGGTTTTCCAACAACAGGGATGATAGAATAATACTCACTATTAGATGCTACACCTAATCCACTGTTAGTCAATATTGTACTCTCATCATTAGTAACTAATTGTATATCATTTTGATTGAAACTAAATATCACCTTAGATAGGTAGTCTTCTAGATAGTTCTCACATCCTCTTTTCTCACACACAGCGTTCCATTCCTCTGGTGTACGTACATCATCAAACTCTTTTAAGAAGAAGTCTGTATCAAACATAATACCATTGGTCTGAATTCCTAGTAATTGTGGAGTGGGTAGAGTCGCAGCATATAACTTTTTATCTGTCTTGAACGCTTCATTCACTGCAGGTATATCATCATCATCTAACATAACATCATATGTGGTATAGAAGAATCTTTTGAATCCAAGCTCCTTAGCAACTTTGGCACCATTGAATATATTAGTTAATACAGTCAATGACTGATTGCTATCCTTCAGTCCATTGATATTGATCTCAGCAAAGTATTCTGGTTTATCATTGTAAAACCTAGTGTAATAACTATGATGAGTCAAAGGGTTGTGCTTATCATAGATATAGTAATCCACCATACGTTGTATGTCCTGGTCTACAGGATAGTGACTCACTAGTATAATCTTTCTACCTAAAGGCTTTAGAGATAGGATGGTATCCTTAGTCCATTGCACTCTATCTTTAATATTTGGATATGTGCCAAGGATTATACACTCTTCTTCTAGTACATCTAGGTTTAATTTGTTGATGATATTAGTAGTATCACTACCAAGATCTCCAGTTAAATAAACCATATTCTCTGCATCATTATACTTGTTACAGTATACATCTAGGTTATACATCACTTTGATCAAATCATTGTATTCCATAGCTTCCTTAATGGCAATAGGATTTAACTCCTTGTTACCTCTGTCTCCTTTGGATGGAAAGAAGAATACATCACATGCCTTTAAGAAGTCACTTACATCATCACGCTCTCCCCATACAATACAATTGTCTGGTTTATTAGCCATCAAGGGCTTCCAATAGAATTCAAAGTTGCCTGCTTGGTTACCTATGAAGTGAAACTTAACCTTGTGGTTCTTGAAATGCTTAGCTAATTCAAATGCATAAGCTTGATTCTTACGTGGTGTAAACAACCCTACAGTTACAAAGTGTTTGTATTCAGGATCTAAGCCAAGTTGTTTTTGTCTTTCAATCTTGTTTCTAACCTTCTTATCAATAGGATATTCAATCACCTCTGTAGGTACATTTAATATAATATATTGGAATGAGTTATATGAGCTGACAAATATAAACTTATCAGGCAGATAGTATTTGTTTTTAGGATTGAATGAACTATCATGTGTAGTTTCTACAATCTTCCATGGTCTCTCTGCATCGTATAGGTAGTCAGCACATTCTTCATTCATGAACATCTCAGGGAATTCTTCCATAGAGATTACATCTGGTTTGAAGTCTTGCAGAATTTGCAACAGTTCATCATATTTATTCTCTCCTAGTGAATGGAAGTTCTGATCTCCCACTAGTTTAATGATTCTATTTCTTTGCACAACAAACTGCCATGCTAGGAATGCATATTCTACCACCTTAATGTCAAAGTCATTCTGTAATAGTTCCACCTTATTTACAGTTACCTGTGGTGCTCCTCCTGTTGATAGGTGAGGAGTAATGATTAATAGTTTCTTCATATGTTATTGTTAATTGCGTGAATCACTTGTGCTACAGATGGATGACACTCAAAAGTTTCTTTCTTCTCTAGACATCCAATCAGTGGCTGTACGTAGTCTATCGTAGGCCAATACTCAAGAGCATATTTCATATTAGAACTGCAGTGTAATCCACATCCTCCTCTTACGTATATATGCTTACTAGTCTTTCTATATGGTCTACGAAACTCTGGGTTGATGGGAGATCCTAATTCAAGTATAGGTGTTTCTGTTGTACCTGCTAGATGTAGGATGCCAGAGTCCATGGTTATAACAACTGCAGCATCATTGATCAAGTGCCAGCTCTCAGAGATAGATGTTTGATTCATTAAGTTGATAACGTTCTGATTATCAATATCATGTACAGGTTTGTTTACATTAAAGAACCCTGTCTCAGAACTATCTTTACCTATAGCCACCACTTTGTATCCCCACTTCACTAACTCTTCAGATAACTTTAGCCAATTGTCTTGTGACCATGTTCTATTTGGCCAGCTGTTAACAGGATGTATCACAGCATACTTCTCATGTACGAAGTTCTTCTTAGGTTCTAGAGGTTTGTAATAGCATTCTAATTCATCTTGTCCAAGCATAAAGCCTAGGTGTATAGCATGGAACTGTCTGATATCCATCATGTTATGCTTCATCTCCACACCACGCTCGTCTTTCTTACCTACAAGATAGAATGAATTATGTACAATGTAATTACTTTGTATGTACGTCATGTCTATAGAACTAGCTTTATAGCTCTTCTCTACATAGGGATTCGTTTTAAATATCTCAGGCATCTGAGAGATGATGGTGATCTTTCTTTGATATGCATCATGTAGTTTCTTGATGGTGGGGGTGGCACATATAAGGTCCCCTAATCCATTACACTCTTCTAAGTTTAAGCAAACTGGTTTCATTATATTGACATTAAAAAGTCAGGAGTTGTATAGTCTCTTTTAACTGTTGTATATCCTAGTCTAGCTAAGAAATTTACAGCTGTACTTGTATTGTCCTCTAACCATATTAGAGGTTTATCTCTTTGTATTAATTTTATCATTCCTTCAAAAGCAGACATCTCATGCCCCTCAATATCTATCTTGATAAACTTAACAGGCTCATCAAACCATACATCATCTAGAGCTAAGACAATGTTCTTATGTGCTCCATTAGGTACAATCTTTACCACACCACTGTTGGAACTATGTCCATCATCAAATGAAACAATAGATGTTCTACTACCCACTCCTACATTTATTGCAGATACATCATTGTATCTTTTTGTGTTTTGCTTTAGAACAGAATAGTTATCTGGATGTGGTTCAAATGCTATGATTTTAAGATTAGGGAAGTGGTGTTTAAATTGTACACAATGTCCTCCTATATTAGCCCCAATATCTAACATCATTCCTGTAGAAGGGAAGTGTTCTTTCCAATCATTAAATAACTGAAATTCCCAGAAATCATTGTACTTAACTATGTCATCTGAGATACATTCAGGACTCTCAAATATAACCATAGGTGTATTGTGAATACTTACTATTCTAGTTTCTCGTTTCATTTGTTGGTTATTTCAAACAAAGTTAGTATTTTTGTTGAAAATAACAAAACGTTTTGCTATGAAAATTGAAGTTTCTGTAGGAGAAGTTGTAGATAAATGGACTATACTTTCTATCAAAGCCCTGAACATTACAGACAAAGACAAACTAGTTAATGTTTTCAAAGAAAGAAATTATCTGAGTGATGCTGTACATCCTGAGATATTACATGATCCTTTGACAGACAGGTTGCTTGAAGTAAACCAGGCTCTCTGGAAGGTAGAAGACAGGCTCAGAGATTGTGAAAGAGATAAAGTGTTTGATGATCACTTTGTCCAGTTAGCCAGAAATGTTTACATATTAAATGACAAGAGAGCACATATTAAAAAAGATATTAATATTAAGTATGGAAGTGATTTTGTAGAGGAAAAGTCCTATCAGCCCTACTAAAAAAATATTTGGTAGTTTCAAGTTTTTTACCTAGTTTTGCAATGAAGTAGAATTTAACCTAAATAGGTCAATCTGACCATGTTATACATCCATGTCCTGGGTGTATTTTTATTTACACCCCTTTAAGAAAATGATAAAAAGTAACCCTACACTTGAGGCTTTTAAAGTTTGGACATTCCCAACCTTAGTTTCTATATTAGCTATGATGATATGGAATGATGTAAACGAAATCAAAGGTGATGTCAAAGTCTTAATGGCTCAGTCTAACATAGACAAGACACGTATAGATAATCTGGAAAGACAGGTCTATAAAACAGCTGCTTCCTTTCCTACTAGAATTCCTATAACACCAATAGTGTTTAGGAATGTAGCAATATTACCTAACAATAAATTTAACATAGAAAATGAAAAAGTTCTTTTCAGATTTATTTAATGACAGCAACTCAATTAATGAGAAAGCTGTAATTGGCTTTGCTTCTTTTATAATCATGATCATTTTTGCAATAGTGGACATCATCACTGGCACTATGCATAAAGAGTTGGTTGTCAATGAGTTCATATATGATTCATTCAAAATATTAACTATAGCTTGTTTTGGTATTGCTTCTGTAGACAAATGGATAAACAAAATAAAAGGTAATGAATAAAATTCTAGTATTTGTTGTAATGGTTTTACTGTTTACAGTGACTCTTCAACATAAAGGATGCACTGGATCTCAGATAAAAGCTGATACTGTAACGTTACACGATACAGCCTGGATACATCATGACTCATTGATTGTCAAGAAGTTAAAGGTTAAAGAGATAATACATGACACACTACCTGCAGAATATATAGCAGACACAAACTACCCTAAGCTCAAAGCACAATATGATGCTTTAGTCTTTGCTCATTTAGCAAAGAAGATCTATGCTGACACTGTCAAGATAGACACCTTAGGTTATGTAACTGTAGCTGATACAGTACATAAAAACGAGCTACAGAACAGGTCTTATAAATATAACTATAAGATTCCAACAGTTACTGTGACAACCATCATCACTAAGCAGGCTCCTCCTAAGGGAGCTCTATTTATTGGTGGGGGTGTTACAGGAAATCCTAATGAGGTAAAATCTCTTTTTGGAGGATTTCTTTACAAATCTAAAAAAGACAAAGTTTTTGGATTAAATGTTGGTTTAACTGGCAATAGTAAGATTGTATATGGTGTACAATCCTATTGGAAAATTAAATAACTATGAACGTTGATAAATTAAAAGGGCACATTCCTGATGGAGTGATTGCACAAATCCCTGGTGTAGTAGAGAAGTTTGAGATTAATACTCCTTTACGTTTAGCTCATTTCCTAGCACAAACAGGACATGAGTCAGGTGGATTCAAAGCTGTTACAGAAAACTTAAACTATGGTGCTGCTGGTTTACAGAGCATCTTTAAGAAATACTTTACAGCTGAAAGTGCTAAAGAGTATGAACGCAAACCTGAAAAAATAGCAAACATAGTATATGCAAACAGAATGGGGAATGGTAACCAGGCTTCTGGTGAAGGTTATAAATTTCGTGGAAGGGGTTTTATCCAACTGACAGGAAAGGATAACTACGCTGCTTTTGACAAGACAGTTGATGATGATATCATAGCTAGTCCAGATCTTGTAGCTACAAAGTACCCACTTTTATCTGCTGCTTGGTTCTTCCATAAGAATGGATTACACAAGATTGCTGACGAGGGGGCTACAGACGCAGTGGTTACTAAGGTGACTAAACGTGTTAATGGTGGAACAATTGGTCTTCCAGATCGTATCAAACACTTCAATGAATACAATAACCTTTTAAATGGTAGTATATAATGGCAGCGAAAAAAGAAACAAATATATCAGCAAACCCTTTACCTATATCGTTTAAGGAGTTTGCTAAAAACCCAATAGTGGGCACCCTTTTCTTGGTGCTCATTGCTATTTCATACCTGTACATAGACGTTCGTACAACATTCAAAGAGCAAGCAGCTTCTCAAAACGTACGTATAGATAAGGTAGAAACTAGATTAGATAAAGTACAGGAAGCTTTGAGAGTTAGCGATAGCACTAAAGCTGTGACTACTACTCAGTTACAAACATTACAACAACTAGGGGCCATAAAAAAGTTACACTAATGAGAATTTTAGCATTTTTAATATTAATAAGTCTATATGGATGTCAATATACCACAGCTCAGCACGTTGATGAAACAGTTAAAGAAGATAAAGAGTTTGAACTTCTACTTAACAAAGTTTCAGAAAATAATAAAAATAGTGCAGCTGTACAAGAAGGTGCTACCAAAGCCCAAACAAAAATAGTAAACCAAGCTGTTAACCAAATTGTATCGTTAAAAGCAGAGGTTAGTTCATTAAAATCTGAATTAAATAATGTTAAAAGTAAACTTGATAGTAATCTTACTGACACTGGTGTCAAATTTAAGCTATTGCCAGTATCCTATCGTTAAGAAACTAGGGAATGATTCAGTTGTTATTATGACTGTTAAACAAGCAGTTACAATAAATAACACGTTTCAATCTAATCAAACAACAATTGATTCGTTGAAGATGCATGTTTATATAAAAGATAGCATTATAGATAAGAAAAAAACAACATATGATAGCTTATACAAAGTTACAGATCAGTATAAGATAAGATATGATGAAAGACTAAACATGCGTATTCCTGTTCCTAAAGATAATAGTGGATGGGACTTTGCTCAAAAAATGGTATTGATTTTTGTTATAATATTACAATTCTCCACTATAAAACAATAAAATGGCAAAAGCAGTAGGTAACTCAAGAAAAATTTCCTTTGGAAAACGTAAAAGAGGCAAAGCTTCTAAGTTTAAAGGTCCTAAGGACAAAGCTACTAAGCCTTACAACAGGCAGGGTAGATAATAACTAAAAAAGTTAAAACACATATAACTAAAATTGTTATTGTAAATTATTGACTCTCATTGTTAATAATAAAAAGTAACATATCTTTGAACATTAATTTTCACAATCATGGCTATACCAAGCAGACAGATAGGATGGGGAACAGAAGAGAACCTCTTGTGGCAGATATCTAAACAATTGGAATATCTTACAGGGGTGACTTATAATTCACAAAATACAACATCTCAATCATTTAATCCACTGTTTACAGATGCTTCTGGAACATTGGCTGGTGCAACTGCTACAGGATCATATACTCTTTTACAAGGAAATCTTTGTTATTTTAGAATATATGTAGACTTTGCTGGTTGTACTAACTTTGGTACCTTACAATACCAAATTACGTTGCCATTTGCTTCTGTTGAAACAATGAGACAAGCTGGTGGTACATTACATCAAACAACAGGTAGTGCTTTATACCACATTGCTGGTGTTACAGATGTAGTAGTTAGTCCAACAATACATAAATTATATTATTCAGGAAGTACAACAGATCTTGCTTGGAAATACAATACACCTGTGGGTGGCACAACTGTAACTAGCCATTTTGATTTATCAGGAATTTACCAAATAGCTTAATAACATGGCAATACCATCAAGACAAATAGGCTGGAGTACAAAGAGTAATTTGCTTTGGCAGATTTCTAAGCAATTAGAAGCTTTAACAGGAGTGATGGGTAGGAATATTCCTGCTACCACCACAACTACAACTACAGCTGCTCCTTAATAAAGAGAAAACCAATAAACTACATATATGAAGGATCTTAAATTTATCTGTGAGGAATGGAGAAATATTCCTGACTTTGATGGATATCAGGCAAGTAGTCTTGGTAAAATCAGAGGAATAGATAGACTCAAACAAGGTAGAAGTGGACTTCGTTTAACTAGAGGACAAGAGTTAAAACAGATGTTTAATAAAAAAGGATATCCTGAAGTTAGACTTCGTAAAAATGGAACTCACACTAGATTAGTTCATAAACTTGTATCTAGTGCGTTCTTAGTAAAATCTGAAGGATGTACTCAAATCAATCACATTAGTGGTGTAAAAACTGATAATAGTGTTATAAATCTTGAGTGGGTTACTAACTCTGAAAATCAAAAACATGCTTATAAGTTAGGATTACAACCTAGTAGAGCAGGTGAAGGAAATAGTAGAGCTACTCTTACAGATGAACAAGTTACTATTCTTAAAGAATTATATAACTCAGGAAAAACTATAAAAGAAGTTTCTGAACTTATAGGTGTTAGTTTATCAATTATAAGGCAGATTATATATGGACAAAGTTGGAGATCTAACACCACTCCTATTTTAAAAAGAGATGATAGATATAAACCAACAACTAAATAATAATGAGTAAGGAATTAAAGTTTGTAGTCGCTCAGCCAGATGATGTATACTACACATGGCAGGTACATCTATGGTTGGAAAGTTTAAAGAAGCTTGGACACTCAGACAAAGCAATTGTTTTAGTGTACACACCTAGTTTCAGAGAATACAATGGTAAATGGGAGAAGATTATGGAACTGTATCCAGAAGCACAATTTGCTTTCTACAAGGATACAGGAGACGTTAGTCAGTATTTAGGAGTTTATATTCCTATTCTACGTCCTTATTGCTTAATGAGATATTTCCAGGACAATCCTGAGATGGTATCTAAAGCAGTGTTTTACTGTGATTGTGATGTAATCTTCACAGAAAAGTTTGATATAGATAAATTTAAAGATGATGATGTAAACTATTTATCTGATACAAATAGTTATATCAACGCTTCATATTTTGATAGTAAAGAAAGAGATGTTCTACCAGACAAACTGGAAGAGTATAAGACTAGAGATGTCTTAGCTGAGCTTACAAGCTTAGTGGGTATAACAAGAGAGATAGCTGAAGCTAACAATGATCATTCAGGAGGAGCTCAATACTTCCTTAAGAATATAGATAGTGAGTTTTGGAAGAAGGTAATGAATGATTGTATATTAATACGTGTCTACCTTCAGAATATAAATAAACAGTTCTTTAAAAATGAAGACAAAGGGTTCCAAAGCTGGTGTGCAGATATGTGGGCTGTGCTATGGAACGTTTGGCTTAGAGAGAAAGAAACAAAAAACATTCCTGAATTGGAATTCTGTTGGTCTTCAGATCCTATAGAGAAGCTGGATAGAACAACATTGTTACATAATGCAGGGATTACAGGACAGAGCACAATGGGTTATCCTGCCTTTTATAAGGGAGCATATCACGCTGGTAAAGATCCTTTTAAAGATACACAACTATATGTAGTACACACTGATGAGAAGTCTAAGAAATATGCAACTCATTACTATGTAAAACAACTATTAGAAATAAAAAACAAGTATAATTTACAGTACTAATATGAATGAGTATCATGGAGTTATAAATGTTGACCTACCAGAAAATCATTATTCTCTGTATATATTGACTTCAAATTTAGATGATAACTATATATACATTGGTGTAACTGGGGATGCTATTGGTAGATGGAAACAACATGCTAATAATAGAAAATATAACTGTAAAAATAGTAATCCTGAACTATATGCTTGGATGGACAATATTATAGATATTAAAAAAGGAAAAATCCATTTTTCTTTATTAGAAAGAAATATAACAAAAGAAGAAGCATTTAGTAAAGAAATAGAACATATTAAAAGATATAAAAATCTAAACTTTACTATATTAAATAAAACTGATGGAGGAATAGGTCAAAGAGGAATAACTCATACAATAGAAACAAGACAAAAAATGTCAAATGCTCGTAGAAAAGTAATAATTCATCCAAGATCTAAAACTGTATATGTAAAAGATTTAGCAACTGGAGAACTGTTAGAATTTGTATCAGCTTTACATTGTTCAAAAGAGTTACTAGTTAGTTATAGTACAATTACAAATAGATGTAATCAAAATAACTTAAACATATATAAAAAAAGATATATGTTTTCATATAAAAAAACAATAATATAAATTATTAATTATGGCCCAGAATACTAATCGCCCTCTCAAAGCTTATGTACGCTTTGATGGTACTGGAAGAATCGTTCCAAGCAGCCTAATCTTAAGAAGAAAGAAACCAAAAGTGGGTAAGTGGGTAGAGATCCCAGCTTATGAATGCTGCAATTACGTTCCTACAACTACTACTACAAGTACAAGCACTAGCACAACTACTAGTACTACTACTAGCACAAGTACAAGTACAACAACTACTACTACGACTGCTACTCCAACAACAACTACAACAACAACTCCTGCACCTTAAAATTAAATAAACATGGCAAATAGTAATAATAGATTAAAAGCATATGTACGTTACGATGGTACAGGACGTGTCATAGCAGGTAGTTTAATACTACAAAGATTTAAACCAAAGGTTGGTAACTGGCAAGAGATAGATGCAAATGAATGTTGTAATTATGTTCCAACAACAACTACAACCACAACTACAGAAGCTCCAGTGACTACAACAACTACTTCTACTAGTACGTCTACTAGTACCACTAGTACAACAACTACAGAACCTCGTTAAACCCAATAACAATGGCAAAATCATTATTCCCTGATGAAATGATGAAATCAGGAGAATTAAATTTGGAAACAATAGCTGGGAAGCTTACATATTTTCATGAGCAACTACATCTATTACACTGGCAGACAAAAAGTTATGCTGAGCATCAAGCTCTAGGAGGATTGTATGATTATGTACATGATTTCAAAGATGGTATAATTGAAAAGCTTATGGGATATACAGGTAAAAGACCCACTCCATACAAGATAGAACCTCTTACAAATTGTACAGGGAATGAATGTGTTTCAAATCTTTTATCTTTTGCATCTTCATTGAAAAGCTATGCTGAAGCAAACAGCTATCATGATATTGCTAACTTAGCAGATGCATTGAGTGGCGAAGCAGCAAAAACTAAATACTTATTAACCTTGTCTTAATGCAAATTAACAAGAAATTCTTTCCTGAGGTGATGCAAGATAATGAACTTGCTTATTTTGCTCACCTTGAAGGAATTATATCATCAGTTGATGAACTTTCTACGTTAGAGATTACTAAGAATCCTCTATCGTATCACTTTAGATTGGCTCCCTCATTACCTATGTATAATGAGATGTTGTTACAGGAGATATTAAAACTACACAACCTGTTCAAGATTAAGCTAAACCTATCTAAAAGTATTAAAAGTTCTGCAACTATAACATTTGAAATAAATTTGGAAGATACATAAAACATACATATCTTCGTGACTAAACCAAAAATATAATTATATGGCAGAGATTATCAATTTTGAAGACGTTGCTAACCAAGCACCTCAAGGTCCTAAGTTTGATCCAAAAAAGAAGTACACATGGTCTCCAGAGACAAACTTTACAATTAGTGGTCATGAATTTGGACTGTTATTAAACACATTACGTTCTATTACAAGTACAAAGGAAGCACAGACTATTATCCTAGCACATGAAGCTGGCGATGCTCTTGAAAAGACATTAGCCACTGGTGTTGAAACAGGTATAATTGTTGAGATTCCAGAAAACAAATAAGATTATGGCAATAATGAAAAAAGCCCAAACAGGCAAAAACGTTCCTAAAGGAATGGTTGAGAGTGAAATGTTTCCTGGAAAGATGATTCCAAAGTCTAAGTCTAACTATGAAAATAGTAACTATGATAAGATGTTAGGTGCTGGTAAAAAAAGTACAAAAAAAGTGAACATTCCTGATCGTAGTATAGATAAAGAAAAATTACCTATGTTAGATAAATCTAAAGCATCAAAATTAGGAATTCCTAAAAGCAAAATGAAAGCAGGTGGTATGTTAAAACGTGCTGATGGTTCTTATTCTAAAAGAGGATTATGGGATAATATAAGGAATGCTAAAGGATCTGGAAAGAAACCTACAGCTCAGATGCTTAAACAAGAGAAGAAAATAAAAGCTAAAACAAAATAATAATGGCAAAGATACAAAAAGATAGAATGGGTAGCCTATCAGGAATGAAAGCTTCTGATAAGCGTGTAGGACCTATTGATCCTCAAGGTGCTTGGACTAAAGTTCAAGAAGCTACCTTAGCAGGTGCTAAAGGCAAAGCTAAGTTAACTAGAGATAAAGAACTAGGTGCTACTAAGATGAAATCTGGTGGTAAGATGGGACGTTCTGAAAAGTCTTATGGTCTTGATAAGAAGCAAAAAGCTACAAAAGAAGTTAATCCAGCAGGTTTCAGAAAAGCAGCGTTAAAGCGTGAATCTGAATTAGTAGAAAAACGTAGTGGTGAAATGGCTCCTAAGCTAAAATCTAAAAAGAAGTAACATCATGGCAAAAGTTATGAAAAAGGCTCAAACTGGAAAAAAGGTAACACCTTTTCAGGATTATTTAAAAAAATATCCAAAGACTTCCTCACCACAGGATACAACATCTCCAATGGGATATACAATGGATGCTGATAGAGGATTTAAACCAGGACAAAGATCAGCATTAAATAGTGCATATTCAAAAACTTATAAGAATTATGATAAGGATTATGAAAGATTTGATGAGGACAAACCAGGCATTAGAAGACCAGGTATGAAAAATGGTGGTAAAGCTAAAGATGGCAAGTGGATGCAGAAAGTATCTAAGTCTATTAAGGCTAGAGGTACAGAAGGCAAATGCACACCTATCACTAAACCTGGTTGTACAGGAAAGGCCAAAGCATTAGCTAAGACATTCAAAAAGATTGCTGCTAAGCGTAAAGCTAAATAGTCATGCCTAGAATACCTAAGACAAAAGTATACAATCCACAAAAAGCAGAAGCTTATGTAGGTAAAGGTGTTCTCAGAAATGGAGACACTTTAAGTCCTATTAAGGGTGCTATCACACCTGTTCCTAATGGTCATCTAATTAAAAAAGATGGTACATCATTAAAGAAAGGTGGTACAGTTGTCAAAGTGGGAGGTCAAACTCATAAGGTATTTAAGAATAAAAAAGGTGATGTAGTTGTAGATCATACAGCAGGAAGGCCTGCAGGTAAGTGGGATAAGATAAATCTTACAGAAAAGTCTAAAGCTAAGACAGTTAAACAAGGTGTTGCTTCTGTAAGGAAGTGGCATAGAGAAAACCCTATGATGAAAAATGGTGGAAGTTCTCCAGCTTGGCAACGTAAGGAAGGTAAGAATCCTTCAGGAGGACTCAATGCAAAAGGTAGAGCCTCTTACAACAGAGCTAACCCAGGTAAGCCAGGTCTTAAAGCTCCACAACCTCAAGGAGGTCCTAGAAAGAAATCATTCTGTGCTAGGATGTCTGGTATGAAAAGTAAACTTACAAGTTCTAAGACTGCTAATGATCCTAACAGTAGGATTAATAAGTCTTTACGTAAATGGAAATGTTAACAATTTAAAATATAAAAAATGGGAGTAATTGTAAAACCTTTGAATCTTAATAATCGTCAAGTAAAAAGAGTTGATAGAATTGAAGAATCTAACGGAACATATGAAGGAAGAGCTAGAAGAGTAGCTAATAGAATCGATGCTAGAAGAGATGCTAGAGGTGCTGAAAATCCAAGACTAGCTAAAGCTATAGAAGCAAGAAGATCTATGGCACAACCTATGAAAAAAGGTGGTAAGATTAAAACTAAAGCTAAAGCTCAGAATGGTAAATCATTTGGTATGTTATCAGTGAAAGCTGGTATTGACAAAAACCCAAAACCTACAGCAGCAGATAGAATTGCAGGTGCTAAGAAACAAGCTAAGTCTGGTACAAAAATGATGAAAAAAGGTGGCAAATGTAAAAATGGTTGCTAATGAAATCAGCTAAGATAACTACTAAACAAGCAAAGTCAGTAAAGCCAATGACTGCAGGTAAAGCTAAAGGATCAGGTACACCAAGACCAGCTCCAAAGGTGACTCCTCCTAAACCAGTCAATGGTAATTATATGAAGGAAGCTGATACACCTCTTAGATTAAAAAGTAAGAATTGGCCTCTTAAACAAAAGAGGTTATCAAAATAATCCCCCCTATAGTCTCAGTATTGTAGGTCTGCTCCCACTGGGAGAAAAGAAAAGCCCCCTGATTAATTTCAGAGGGCTTTTTTTATTTCTTCATTCCCCAAAAATATAAGTCTTGAGGCCAAGTTTCTCTAGCAATAAACTCGTGCTGTGAGAAATGATTTTCCATGTCTATTTCTTCACGAACATCTTGTTCTGTAAGATTCATGTAATAATCATTTTCTATTAAGGATGTAAATGGAGAGTCTTGAGGACTAGTTCTACGTGTGCCATGCTCAGGTCTTCCTGTTGTAGCACAACTAAACAAGAACACTCCTCCTGGTTTAGTTAAAGCAATACAGTTTTTAATTGTATCCTTCCAGAACTCATCATGCTCAAAGCACTCAGCTGATATAACAATATCAAATCCTTCAGAGTCTTTAAACTCATGTCCTCTACATACAACATCTACATTATTACCTGCTCCAATATCTACACCAATATACTTATAATTTGTAAATAGATATCTATTGTTTCCATTAATATCTAATGAACCAATATCTAACACTCTGCAATTGACAAACTTCTCAGGAAACTTTTCCTTTACATATGTCATGAACGTTCTTTGTTCTGGATGTGCCATTTTAAATAGTCTTTTAATAATTCTGAATAATCTTTATCCCAATGAGGATTTAGTTTAACTTCTCCTGTAGGAACTTTTCCTAAACGTCTTTCTGATTCAATGTGAGCACTGTGTCTTTGTATAGCGTTGAGTTTTTTAGGATGGTCTGTACCTTCTCCACTCATGTGGTATCCTCTTCCTCCCCACATATAGAACCAGCTAGCTTCTTCTTTAGGTGGACTAGCAAATAATCTACCTCCATGTTTGTGTAGTCTTTCAATGAAAGTCATATCATATCCAGCATTTTCAAGAGGATGTCCCCCTATTGCTTTCCAAGCTGCTTTTCTAAACACAAGACCAGAATTACCTATCCAACCAACTTGCTCAATACCTGTAATATGACACAATACACCTATCTGCCAATGAAGTATGTTAACTTCTTCTGTCATGTATTTAGCTACATTATTTAGATGGTTTGGTAGAGCTATATCATCATCGTCCCATTGACATATAATATCTCCTTGACACAGTTCTGTAGCAAAGTTTTCTTTCTCTCCTATGGTGTCAAAGGTCTTAACTAGGTTAACTACCTTAACTTGAGGATGATCATAAACAAGAGTTTGTAAGGGATAATCATTTACTATGATAAGTTCACACTTATCTGCAGGGTAGTCCTGCTTGAGAAAAGACTCAATGCTCTCCTCAAGCGTACTAACCCTTCCATATGTTATACACTTACATGATATAAATGGATGTGAGTTCATATTACCAGATCATTATTACATCAAATGGAGATACTAATAGAACTTGCTCAGTTTCTGATAAGTCTACTAATGGAGCTTTTGCTAAAACACCTGGATCTACCAACACTACATCTCCTGCTTTTATAGTTGATATAGTATCACCCACTGTGTGTACAGTTAACTTAGAGAACGTCTTAAGCATTTCTCTTTGTAATGATTCTTTTGTGTTCTCGTCTACAACAATCTTGTTTTCTTCTTCTTGCTTTGGCATCTCTAAATAGACGCGATTTCCTAATAGTTTCATGTTATTTATTTGCTAGGTTATGGAATCTTTCAATGTCGTTACCACTTAATGTGATTTCTGTTTGGAAAGTGTTACGTTCCCTTTTGGAACCAACCACTTTACCATTTTTAACATCAGGTACTTGTTCAGAACGCTCATGTATGTCATCTAATACAAGGATTACTTTGTTTTCATCTATTTGCATAGACCTAACTACCTTGTTAATGTTAAAACTGTCTGTGTAGATCTTTCCATCTACTTCTCTTGTGTAAAAGAATAAACTCATTGTATTTTGTTTACTTGGTTATAAAATTGATTTGTTAAATATTGTAATTCATATGCGAAGGCTTCTTCTGTTTCAGAATGAAGCTCCATACCTGCCCAATACATTTTGTATAATGTAGCGTGGAAGAATTCATGAGCCACTACACCTTTGTCCTCTGCGTTAGACAACCATATAATAATAGGCTTGCCTTCCACAGGACCAAATGTAACACCTCTTGCATCAAAGTCTTTACCAGTCACAGTGGAGTCTAAGTTCTCACGTACATATTGTGCAGCATAAGCTGTATCCTCTGTAACTAAGACTACCATATCAAGATCAAATGTAGAGCCTTCTATAAAGACTATCTTAGACTGTGTAGTTATGTTAGGATGAGTTTGTAAAATGTATCCTATAAAAATTATACCTATAAATCCTAGCATAAATGCTATTAAATACTTAAGCAATATCATATTTCTGTTTTAATTGTTCACGTCTATTATTGATGTCTTCATACCTGTACATATCCATTTCTACTTGGTCATGTTCTTCCATTGTCAAAAGTATAATATTTTCTTCATCTAAACCAGATTCAGGATATTTACTTTTTGGTAAAATGTGGTGAAAGAATACTGTTAGAGGCTCAGATCCTAGATATGTTCCACTAATTTCAGACTTATGAGGTTTTTTCTTCCATATTTCTAGAAAAAAGAGGTGCATTTCAGCTAGTTCTTTTTTACATTCGTCTATTAATTCCTCAGAAAGAATACCTAGTCTTACCTTTCTCATAGGTTTACCATTTGACATAAGTTGTTTTCTAGGCTTGTGACTTGCACATAATCCACTTCCCCATATAGGATTGTTACATCCTTCTATTTTACATTTCTTACCACAGGTTTTACATGTAGCCATTATGTTACTTTTAAAGGATCTGTTGGTGAACAATCACATTTTATTCTATGTGGAGCATTAGAGCTACCACATCTGCTACATATCCAACTATTATTTTTTTCTGCTTTACAGATACACAGAAATGGAGGAGCACTGCCATGCCACATTGTTGGCGGTACTATATACCCTCCACATACAGTACAATTTATAGAACAACAACCTGTGCCTGTGTTTAAATTCATTTCCATAATTAATTATTTTAAACCTGTTGAACCAAATCCTCCCTCACCTCTTTCAGAGTTCTCTAGCTCAGGTACCACTTCAAAAGATATAGGTATTACAGGTTCAAAGAATATTTGACCCACTCTATCACCTACATTATAAGGAAAGGATGTAAAACCATTATGAGATCCTAAAGGAACAGGGATTTGTGTAAAGATAGCCATCCACTCTCCTCTATAATCAGCATCAATTATACCAAAGGAGTTATTCATCATCCAGAAATGTTTAGTTAAGTTACTGCGTGGAACTAGGATGCCTTTATATCCCTTAGGGATTTCAGTTTTAAATCCAAGTCCTACAGCTATCTTACCTTCTTCTTTACTTGTGATGCTATGTGCGTATACATCATAGCAAGCAGCGTCAGAGGATGCTTTAAATGGCATGTTTGCATCCTCTGTTGTCTTTTGTAGTTTAATTTTCAACATCTGCTAATTCAATTTTAGGTTCTTCAATTTGTTTAATCTTGTTCACAATACTATTTCTAATATCATTATAAAACTCTTCATTATCTAAGAGCATGCGTTTGAATTCTTCAAGGTTGTATTTAACATCATTAAATGTCATTGTCTGGCCATACTTTCTACCAAGTTCAAATTCATTAAGAAGGTCCATGATTTCTTTCACTTTATCAATACCTACACCATAGACAATCTCAAATGTAGTCATTCTAAATGGAGGACTCATTCTATTCTTAGCACATTTTACTTTAGTAATATTACCATAAGTTACATCACCATCTTTAGCAGCTGACTTACTGACTTCTATACGAGCATCAGATGCAAACTTCAATGCATGTCCACCTTGTGTTGTAGTGGGGTTACCAAACATCACACCAATCTTCTCACGATATTGAGAGATGACAATAACACATGTATTGTGTATAGATATTGCAGATTTTAGTTTTGAATACACACTGCTATTCAATCTAGCTTTCAAACCAATTGAGCTATCGCCCACTTCACCATCTAATACCTTCTTAGGAATCAAAGATGAGTCTGAGTCAATAATCAAAAGATCAACTTCATCAGTCTTAATCATTTCTAATGCAATGTTAAATCCTTCTTCACCACAACTTGGTTGAGAGATTAACATGTCTGCAGTGTTTACACCAATTGCTTCAAAGTAATTTTTATCTACAGCATGTTCGCCATCAATGTAAACCACTTTACCTCCTGCCTTCTGACATTCAGCAACAGCATGACCACATATAGTAGACTTACCTGAACCTTCCCATCCCATCAATTCATATAATTTTCCTTTAACAAATCCACCAGTACCTAATGTAATCCAATCAAATCCAATTGAACCTGTACTAATAATGTCATAGTGACCATCTGTTTTGGAATCTAGTGCAAGAACTGTTCCTACACCATATGCTTTGTTTAATTTATCCAAAGCGTCTTGGAGTTTAGAGACACCACTGTCTGTTTGTTTTACTGCTTTCGCCATAATTGTTAATTTTGTATTCAAATTTACTATTTTTCTGTGATATTTCCATACTTTTTCGTTAAAAAATAAAGCCCCCAAGATAGAAATCCCAGGGGCTGACACAATTAACGAAAAACAGAGATGCAAACATACGCATATAAATGCATACACACGCAAAATATTTTATCCTTTATTATCATCTGCTATCATTTGGTTACCCTTGATAACAGGTTTTTCATATGGACAGTGTCTGCAGTTATTACCACAGCACTCTCCTTTCTCTCTGAGATAGCTTTCTGTAAAGATTACAAAACCATCTTCCAGATAGTAATCAATGTCTTTTATAAAGTCTTTCTTTTCCATATTATTGTATTTCACAAGCACCACCAGCACCAATTAGTTTTGGTTATAGTTATCATTATAATACTCATCTCTACTATAATGTGGTAGAGTAGGATGGTTTATTGGTGTTTCTTGACCATCTGAAAAGGCTTTTTGTAGTTGCTCTTTTTCTTCTTTGAGTAATTCTTTAGCTTTTTCATAGATGTGATTTGCTGCTCCTTCTTTTGGTAATTGAGTACCTTCAATAAAATAAATTAGTTGTTCAATTGCTGTTTTCATATGTTATTTGCTTTTTTATTCCATACACTTTACTCTGTACTTCCACTTTTAGCATTTTGAATTAATTCTATTCCTGCTATGTATTCAGGTTTCCATTCATCTATTTCATAGAGGTAATTAAGTACCTGTAATACTGCTTCTGCTTCGATGCTTGCCTCGCTTAAGGGTCTTTCTTTATTATTAATTGCTTTCCCTACTGCAACTTCCTCTATGGCTGCCATCTTTAACCTATCTATTAATACGTACTGTTTTTTTACAGTTTTTTTGTTTTTATTTATTGGATAGGTGCTTAACCATTGTATACCGTATACAGAATCTACACCATAATTTCCATCATAATCCCATTCATATTTTTCTTTACAGTTAGGACATTCTCCACTTTTATGCTCAATTGCAATAAATTTTGTATCACAATACAAGCATTCTGATTCTATTTCTTTCATAGGTTATTTATTTTGTATAATTATAGAAACTCTCTCCAGGTTCCTTTGCTGATTCTTCTACTATATGTTGCTTGAAATCCTGTTTTAATTTCTCTGCTACTATTTCTAAAGCTTCTTTAGGATCAACATTACGGGATAATTCATATAGTATTTCTATAGGATAATCAAATGTTACTTCTGTAAATAGCTTAGGTGTAGGACCAGCAGATGTGTATCTATTTTTAGCAATAAATCTAAACTCCCCATATAGTGATATTTGAGGATTATTCTCTACTATAGGACCTTCTGGTCCATTATCTGTCATTGTATATCTTACTCCTATCATTATTATTTGTTTTGGTTTGATTTTAATGTATCAAATAAATTATACTTATTACAACTATCTTGGAATGGAATGGGATTTACACCATCATTATACCAATACTCACAAATGCATGGGGGTATTTTCTTTTCCAATGTTGCGTAATTTTTTGATATTATTTGATTCTTATTTTCATTGCAACTGGTAAGAATAATTAGTAAGAAAAGTATTAATAGTTTCATGGGTTATTTATTTTGATTTACAATCTCACTTGTTTTATTATAAGTCCATTCACTTAACTTGGAAAGAAGTTCTAATTTTTCTTTGTCTGGTAATTCCTGATATTGTGTGCTTATCATAACAATTGCACTTGGGATAGAGGTGCTTACATATACAAATTCACTTTGAGGTTTACTTTGTGTTGTAAAGTTAGGATTGAATGTTTCAAACGAATGGTTTGTTGTTTCTTTTTTCATATGTTATTTGTTTTGTTTGTACAAAGATAGTATAACATCTTATGTTATTTATTAGTATTTATACTGATTTTTCAGCTACTGATTTACAAACATGTATGAAGTAGTCATTGTCAAATTTGTTCTTCATAATATTGATGTCTTTGTGTACCCATTGTACATTACCTAGAATATATCCTTTAGAAGAGTCTATTCTATCTAGAGATGCTGTATAAGATTTATCTTTACTTACTTTTGGAAAAGTTAATTGTATACCAGATAGTGCACATTTTCTGTCTTGCTGAAGAAATAACTCCCATGCTTGTTCCATAGTTAAAGATAATTCTTTAGGTCTTCTTGTTCTTGCACCATTTTTAGAGCCATTGGCACTTCTTACTATGTGCATATACCAGAATTCACCTGATATTTCACCTACTCCTGACCAACTTTGATGTTTAGCACCTTCGTGTCTTACACATCCACAGTGAGTAATTCTACCACTTCTTAAATGAGATTTAGATACAGAATGGGTATTACCACAGTCACACTTACATAAGTATCTTGTGTTATACCCATTCTTATCTTTTTCTAACTCAATAGCAGTTAGCTTTCCAAACTTTTGACCAATATCATTCTTCATTTCAGACATTTTGTTCCACAAATATATGACATTTGTCTGAAACTACCAAATTTATTTTTACATTTCTAAAGAACAAGCTCCTCCAGCACAACTTGCCACTTGACTAAACTCAACATTGTCATCTATTTCCATCACCTTGTTTAAGTCTATGGCTTTCAATGTGTTAATGCGTACATTGTATTCATCTTCTGTAATGTCCTCGAAAGGACTTTGTTTGTAAGTATGATCAAATGCTGGTAATACAGAAAGACCATTATAAACCTCTCTATTCTCCCACATCCACTGACCTACAACTTCCCACTCATCTAATGTACCATCTTCAGAGACTTTGTAAACAGAATCATTTGGTGGAAAACTTCCCATAGGACTAAATTCAGTGTACTTTCTATTGCTGTTGATAGATATTGTTGCTGAGACGTTATGTGTATTAGCACCATTAATATGTCCTGCTTTGACCCATTCTGTAGAGAATCTCTTAACACGCTCTAGCGTATCAATTGCTGTCTCTGTACGTAGAATAGAGTCTTCTGGAGCTTTAACAGGAATACGTACACACAAAGTATCTGTAGGACGTAATACATCATCTTCACACAACTCTGGGTGATTGATCATCAAGTATTGTGCAAGGTCTTCATTCTTGTTAAATCTCATTGTACGTAAGTAGTAAGGAGCATGCCAAGCATGGATACCACTTGCTGTACCTAAGACTAATGATGTAGTTCCTGAAGGTTTGATACATGTAATACGAGCTGCTTCGTTGGTGCCAATAATCTCTGTGATTAATTGGTTTGTCTTCTTAGCAATAGCTGCTGCCACTTCTAGATTGTATTTCAATACTTCACCAGAAGCAATACCAGTCATTCCTATGCCTAATAGAGCGTCTCTGAAGGTTGTCATCTTCCATACGTCACGTAGGTAATGAAAGTCTGTAAAGCCTGCCTGTAATGTACCAAAGAATGCAGCTGCTGTCACTCTATCATTAAGATCTTCTTGACATGTGATGTCAGATACATTCACCTCACATAAATTGCAGAACTGATATGGACGTAATCCAATCTCACAACAAGGATTAGTTCCCCAATCTAGGTCATTAGACCAATAGATACCTGGTTCACCACTTCCTGATGCTTCAATACGTTTCCATAAACTTACAAACTCTTCTTGTGATGTCTCACCTCTCTTAAGAACTGCAGAGTTATTAGCTCTACCTCTTTGTTCATTTAGTTCCCACCAGTTACCATACTTACATGTAATCATCTCTTCATCGTCATGGCTGAATAGAGCAATCATTGCTGATCTTCTAATACCACCAGCTAACACAGAGTTTGCAATGTAACATAAGATGTCATGAGACTCTAATGGTGTAAGCTTTGATCCATGTTCTTTACGCTCCATAATAGCATCAATGTGTGCTAAACAGATCTTTAATGGTTCTGGACCAGGTGCTTTACCTCCTGCAGTCACTAATCTAGCTCCTTTGTGTCTAATAGCTCTAAAGTCAAACTTAGGCTTAAGACCTCCCTCAAAGTAAAACTTCATCAAGACCTTCACAGCATCAGCCCAGCCCATAATACTGTCTTCAATAAGCCAGTTTCTGTGCTTGTAACGCTCATGCTTAATAATTGTAGGTAGTTGGTCTACGTGGTGTTTTTGTACAGAATAACCTACACCTGTACCTCCTAATAATAGAAACATAGTCTCACTGAAGCTATGAATGCTATCAATTGGTAGGAAACAACAGTTGTAGATACGTGAGTTGTTCACTTCAGCTGCAGGTCCTGCAAACTGTAGAGCTCTCATAGAAGGTAAGACTTTCTTCTTTCTGATAAATGTAGCACTGTCTTTGATTTCTTGTTCTAGATTAGGATACTTCTTAACCATCATGTTCTCATATCTGTCTACTATCTCGTCCCAGGTCTCTCTTCTTTTTAGCTCAGGGATGTACTTTGCGTACTTACTAAAAATGGTAATTTTGCTCAAGGCTTCTAATCCTAAATCCATGTTAATTTGTGTTTTATTAGTTAAAAAATGAAGGGCTGCAAATCTACTGCAACCCTTCTAATAAACCAAGAGAATTTGAAAATTCTAACTAACTAAATTTCTTATTTTCATTCCTAATTCTGCATTGTTTGGATGGTCTCTAACTAATTTAGTTAGTTCCTTATCTAAGCTCATTAATTTCTGTAAATAGAGCGTAGCATCCATCAATTCTTCCTGTAGATGCTTAAGATAATTATCCTTATTGTTAGTCTCTAGAGTGGTGCCATACTTGGTAATCCCTATTTGACTTCTCTCTAAATATTTGTCAACAACATCTTCTACTATTTGATCTCTCATAGCTTGTTATTTAAGATTTGAAATGCTTCTTTAATAACTAATTTCTCAGCTTCTATTCTGGTAAAAAATGTTTCTGCTGATCCAACTTCTGCTATATCACCTACTATAGAGTAATGAAACAAGCTATTAGGAAAAGCTGTAACGTTGATATAAATATCATTTTCATCAAATACATCAAACAAAAACCTAGGGTTTGAATCTATAAATGCTGCAACATATTCATTATCAAAGCTTTGTTGTTTTAGCATATCTTTAAACTCTTCTGAAACTCCTTCAGAAGAATCATTCATAGAGTCTATAAGTTTATTATTGTAAAACTCACTTATAACCTTAGCTGCTTTGGGATAGGTTTCTAATAGTTCTGCTCCTGTCATATTCTTTGTTTTAATTGTTTACCACTGTTAGCCCACCAATCCCTCTCAAACTTCCATTCGTTAGGTTCTGGGTGGTGCTGCTTGTCTTCATCTACTGACTGTGCTAGGAGAGAGTTCTTTTCACTCTCCATATCACAGAATTTAATTACATCATCTATACCATATTTACTGATTAGATGGTCTAGTATATCACTGTTATACATGTTCTTTAATTTTATCAAGGTCTAATGTTTCAAAGTCATCAAAGAAACCATACCAAACTTCTACATCGCTTGGAAGGTTTATATCTAATTTATCTTCCCAAAATTTTACAAGGTCTTCTGTCTTATTAAAGACTCTGTACTGCAGAGATATCTCATCTCTACGCAGTCCATTCTTCTTAATTTGTACAACTTTAGGGAAAATTCCTTGGAAAGCAGGTGAAGTTTGAGAATATTTGCCTTGTTTTACTAATTCTATATCTCCTTTAAGTCTAGGATTAATTTCGTAGACAACCACTACATAGCCATCTTCATAATCATAGTCATCTATGATTGACTTGGTGCGTTCGTATTCATTATCTAAAAAGTTTCTAAACTTATCCAAGTCTTCTGGCTTAAATAAAAGATACACAGCATTTTCATACTGTATATCTCTCTTTACATCTTTTATATATCCATTTACAAATCCATTGTCCAATAGTTTCTCTTTGCCAATGCTAAGAGTTGGGACAATGAATATGCTAGTGATTGTGTGCTTTCTCTCCATATGTGTTTTATCCTAGTTTTACAACCCCATTATTAATATGATTCTCTCTTGAAATGTTCCACACATCATTATCTAAAGCCCATTTAAGGTCTCCAATGAGTTGTTCAACACCTGGATATTCTCTTCCTTTGTATTCAAAACCAACTATAGCTTTAGCCATAGATTCTTTAGTCATTGAATATACTAGTGGATTCATATAGTTTGTGCTGTCACAAACAATAAACTTAGGTAAGAGAATTTCATAATCTCCATATCCCATTTCACTAGCCCAAGATGCTGTAGCTATCCAATACAAATAACCTTGAATGTAAGCTCTTCTGTAAAGATAATACTCACTATAGAAGTTTTCTACAGACCATGTACATTTAAGATCATACACTTGTACTGTCTTTGACTTATGATCTAGAATCACCTTGTCCATCATGCTCTTAAACGTATGACCAAATACTTCATAACCTTCTACCTGTAACTGATTATGTACAGAATATTGTACATCATTTACTAAGTTTACAATCTCTGCTGTGGTAGGGTTAGTCTTTAGTTCTATCACTATCTTTTCAGCGTTTGCAATCTCTTGTGCAGCTACCACTGTAAGATGTTTAGGTCTAACTTCTCTAATCTCTTTGTAATATACCTCAGCATCAGATCCTATAAACTTAGTCAATACAGCATCAAGTTTAATCTTGAATCCTGATTCTGCATGAGCATCTTTACACATGTCTTCAAAGCTTCTAGTCACTGTACCTTCTTCAGATGTAGCTTCTACAGTGTGTCTATATAATGCTTCTACAAACTCTAACATTAAATTAGTTGGTGTAGCAAGACATGTAGATACATAAAATCTTTCATCAAATAAATGTGGTTCCATCAATAATGTTTCCACCATTCTACCCATTGTAGCAGCTTTACTGTCCTCATCCTCAACTACTTCGTTAAGGATATATTTCTTGTGGTACTTTCTCCTATCTGTGGAGAAGTCCTTTAGGCTAGAACTACTGTCTAGATAGATTGCTCTATATTGAGCTTCTGTTTTTACTGTTCCTTGTATCATTTGTCTTTTTGTTTATTTAAAAAATCTGTGTTTCTTCTTGCGTTTGCTGGTAGTTTACTTACAACATCAGGATCTGGAATCAAATCTTCTCCTGCAGTGGGATTACCATATACAGAAAGATCATTTTGATCAACAGTTCTAAGCTGTCCTGTGTTATAAAATCTTACAATAAACTGAGGATTAGAATGAATACTACCTACAATCATGAATAATGCCACAGCATACCCTAATTGTTTAACTTCTACATCAAATGGATTTAGAATTTCGTGTACTGTTTGAACTATCATCTTTTGCGTCTTTAAAATCGTTAATAATTTGATCACTTAGTTTTCTTACTTCCATTGGTACCTGTTTGAACCACCATCTTACTTCCATTTCATACTCACGTCCTTGGTCATCAAGTCCTCTTGGATTAATAAGCCAGAACATAAAAGTTCTGCCATTAAATTCAACAGATCCTTCATGCCATATTTCAGTGAATGATGGCTGTCTATTAATAGTTACTGTTAATTGTTTTTCGTCACTCATTTCTCTGTTATTTTAGTGGGTTCCCAAATATAGGATAGCAAATGATATGGTCTATCACCATACTTTGGTACAGCAATATACTGTCTGCCAACACATTTTGTTTTGAGTTCTTCTGGGGTGAGAGTCATCACCTTACCTTTGTATTCAACGTCATAATTCTCCTTCTTTTGAATACATTCTCTTACACTGTGATCAATTAGATCAGCATACTTTTTGTCATTAAGTTTTAAGATTGTCCTTTTCATGTTTATCTGCTTTTGTTTTTTTGTCGTGGCATTTTTCACATAAGACTTGTAAGTTGTCCACCTCACAGAATAGTCTCTCTACAAATCCTGGTAAGTCTTTTGAACTCATCAAACTACCTGCAGGATGGATGTGATCAACATTAATCTTCTTCTCTATATACCAATGTTTACACATATTGCATTGATACTCATACTTTTGTCTCTTGTTTATACCCTTGTACAGTCTGCGTGCTTTAAGCTTACATTCTGTAATAGGCTTCCAAAATCTAGACTTCTGTCTAAGTGCACTGCGTATAAAGCTCCAGAATGCTGATTCTGTCATAGTTCCAGCACATCTTGGTTTATTTACTACCCTTCTAGGTGTTTTAGAGATTCTCTTTGTTGCGTTTTTTATCATAGTTTAAATATAATCCCAGGGTGTTACCCCTGGGAATACAAATTTAATCAATTTTTACAATTCTTTTAGATATTTCTTGCTTTATTTCATCAAGACTCTTAATAATTGTATACACTTCTACAGCAGAAAGAGCTGGTAAGTTAAAATCATGCTTCTTAGCTTCAGCTGTGAATCCTTCTTTAGCTTTCTCAGCCAAGTTATCCAACTCACGTACAGCATAAGACTCATCTAACTCTAATGTATCAAAGTCAAGGTCATGTAAGATTTCTGTTGCTTCTTCACGAGGCACAGTCATAATTGGTAAATACTCATAACATCTACCCTTAGACTCACCAATACCTACAACCTTCATTGGGTTGATAAGTATAAGAACACTTGTATCACCACAGCCTACATAATGAATCTCATCACTAGTGAAATGTAATCCTGCATGTGCACAGTCTGCTCTTGACCAATTACACTCTTCCATAGGCATATTCACTGGTCTACCAATTCTGATGTCAAATGTTCTTGTGTGAGCATCTGTAAATCTATTCTCTGCTCTATTAGGAAGATCAAGATAAAGCTCAGTTAAGCCACCAATCTCTTCACCATAATCAGCTTTATCATATGCATAAACTGTACCTGAACCAGAACATTCTGGACACTCACAACTATCGTCCCAATCATCAAAGTCAGAATCCTCACAAGGAACGTTTCCATTCTCATCACAATGTACACATGGTTCTAGTTCTTCAAATATAGATTTAGGAACCATTTTGTATTCACCATTCTGTAAGAATACTAAATAATCATCAGGCTTCTTCTTCCATACAGCCTTCACTTTATTATATGCATTAGACACAAAGTGTACTAATTCTGTAGAACCATGCAATGTAACTACATTTCTCAAAGCTACAAAGAAGCCTTGTTTGGTGATGCTGAAGCTATTCTTCTTTAAGAAGTTGAATAGATCATTTGCAACCTCAGCTCTTGGATTCAAGCAACACCACATAAAGAATCTATGCAAAGCATTGAATTCGTCATTGTCTGTATTACCATGTTTACCAATCACTTCTAAGAATTCTTCCACTAGTAATTGAGGTAGACTTCTGTTGATACCCTTTAAATAAAGAGAACCATCTTTCATCTCAAATTCTTTTAGTGTAGCTAAGAATTCAGCACCTCTTTGAATAGCCTTAATTTTCTCATACTCAGCTTCAGCTTTTCTTCTCTCATCTTTTATTTCCTGTGTGCTCACAAGATCAAATAGACAAGCTTCTGTTTTACAATCTCTAGCAGCATTGAAATGTTCTGATGTTGCTGGAGCTTTGGTAATGATATTACCATCGTTCATTACAATAGTCAATGTATCATTAACCATTTTAATGTTTAGATAGGGCTTTCCTGAAGAATGATAAGAAGGGGCTGTCTGCCCCTCCTCATTATCCAACTGGTTAAAAGCCTGCTCAATTTTGTTTTCTACTACCTTTTCAATTGTGCGTTCAATAGCACCTTTAAACCATTTCAAACTTAGCATGTTTTTCTTTTTAAATTGTTTCTAATTCTGTAATTGTGTCTTGTGTTAATACTTCCTCTAAAGGAGCATCTTCTGTTAATATGAGCTTGTAATGCTCTAGGTTTACTCTATGTTTGTGATATTTGAATAAATCAACTATGGCTGCTATCAATGGATTTTGTTTAACATTACTATAACCCATTGTACCTAATATAGCATCTAAGAATGGTAGCTTAGTAAACACTTCATTAACCTGTTTGTACACTAAATATGTAGGTTGGTCAAATAAATTGTTTGCTATGGCATGTTCTATAACTGCTTTTCTAGTGTCAGCATCACAATAACTTCTATACTGGCTATTATGATATTGATGTAATGTCTGTAATTTATCTGCTAAATCAATAGATACATCTCTAACTGTATTGATTCTTTTAAATGTATCACTATATGTTTCAATCAAATCCCTAATTAGAAACTCTGTAGCTATTGTTTTAAATGGTCTGTTTTTACCTTCCATAAATTTATCTATTGTTATCCAGTTATGTAAATCAGCTTTCTGTAAGTTATCATAGGTTGCTTGGGCTACTATTACAAATGATGCATGATGATTAAAACAAGACCAAGCATTGTCCATTTTCTTCTTATCAGCTTCTTTACCATAAACCATTAATCTTGTCAATTTATGAATGTCCTCCATTTTATATGTAGTAGGAACAAACTTACAATATTGATCAGATAAACTAATTGACATTTGTGTACCCACCTTACCAGAGAATTCACCTTTTAGTCTAACCTTCTTAGGACCTGCTACAGCTGCAATTGTTACCTTCATTCTTTTAGCTTTCTGAGCATCCTTGAATGATTGTGGTACATCAATAGCATCTACATCTATAAAATCCTTAGCATATAATCCCACTACATATTGAAACTCTTGAATAAGCTGTCTCCATTGAGTTTTAGGATACATTCCTAAATTTAACACAGAGTCATAGTATTTAGCATAATCTATTTGACCAGTCTTGCTTCTAAGCTTAAATGCTGATTTCTTAACAAAATAACTAGTTTTATTATCTGGTAAAAGAGTCCTTAAATAGTCTTGCTTACCTTTAGGAAGGGAATCATCATAAATATATACACCACCAACAGCATATCCTGTTAAATCTGACATTCTCAAATGCTCATAATAATAGTTCTTACTATTTTGAAACTTACCATTAGTAAATCTATATTTAAACTTATACTCAGCAAGTACATACTCTTTAGATTTTACAGCAAGTCTTTCTAGGTTTAATAGCTTTATGTTATCTAGTTTAGGCTGTGCTACAGATACAGTAGAATGTTGTACAAGATCATCTATACAAATATCATCTTCTGTGCCTTTGTACCAGCATTTGATATGTTTACTATTTTGACTATAGAATTCCATAATAGTTTTGATATCACTTTGTGTAGTGATGGCCTCGTTGAACTTATCCATAAATACATTAGCCACTGTAGCTATCTTCTTTAGAATGGTTTCTTTAGCTTCTTTAGTATATCTAATAGCTTCTCTGTTTGGTGTAGGAAATAATCCATCACTAAGACTAAATCTCAAAGCCATCTTCATACGTATTCTATCAATACCAAGCTTCTCCCAGTCAATTGGATAACTAACATTGTCCAAGCATAAATGCATGTCACTATTAGTGGCTATTTGAGAATATTGAAAATGTTCAGCTCTATGTATTGTAAAATCATTAGGAACATTATAGCTACCCATTGGTTCTACATCAAAGTAAACATTATCAAAATAAGCTAATTGTTCTTTAATCTTGTTGTGGAAATTATATCTATCAGAATAATCCACTGGAACAATAACCTTTACACCATTTGGTTCTGCTGTAGGCTTTTCATACAAAAGGTCAATACTGTTTGTATCTTCTCCCTCATACATCATATACTTACGTTCCATAAAATCTTTTCTACATACAAAGTAGAAGCTAGAGCTATATGCCAATGGAGCCTTGAAACCAAGACCCATCATACCTAATTCTGTATTGCTATTACGCTTGGTTGACTTACCATACTTACTGATAATGTTACGCACATCATCTGCATCTAAGCCAATGCCAAAGTCTTCAACAGCAAATTCATATGTATTTGCCTGATTGTTTCTTTTAAACGAAACAATAACAGGTTCGTCACATCCAGCTCTTCTGTGACTATCCAGTGCATTAGATGCACATTCTCTGATAGTAGAGCCTATTGAATCTGAATATAGATTCTTACTTAACATCTGCATAAGGACTTGTGCAGAATCTAAGTCTAGTGACATTTTCACAGTTTCCTGTGTTGTTCCTTCTTCAAGGATGTGTGCTTCTGTTTGTTTTTCTAAAATCATTGTGTTAGTATTTTACGTCTATGTTAAATTCTTTAAGAACTTCTTTATCTTCTAGAAGTTTTTCTATTGTTTCTTGGTCTGTAATGTTTTCTCTGTTTAATTTCATAATTCTATACTCATCTGGTGTATTAACGTAGTTCTTACCCATCTGAGAAATGGCAAGTGGTTTCATTGGTTTATCACCTTTCCATTGGCCTAGTTGTATCCCATGCCAATTCTTTTGTGATGAAGCAGAACCAGGCCATAGATACTGCACTGTACCTCCTTGTCCTCGTCCAAGATAAATACCAATGCTTATATAATTATTACTAGCCACTGCTATGAGATCTCCTTTTTGGATGTCTCCTCCATTTTTAACTTTAATCATAATTGTGTCTTTTTAAAAAGGTGTGTCTAACATCCAATCTATTGCTAGGTTGTTGTTTTCCTTTAATAATTTGTTAATTTTTGTGAATGTGCCTTCTGTATCCCAATCAGTTTGTTTATAAGACGCACTGGCAGGATGACTCATTGTGAATTCCCATGTAAATGGTGCAACATACTTTTTGTATTTAGCTGCATCTTTACCTAGAAACACAACTGGTACCCCTGTAGTAGCCAACACTTCTTCAAACAGATACTTAGTAAAGGGTTCCCACAAATCAATGTGAGAGCCTGCTTTATTTATTTCTGTAGTCAAAGCTGCATTATACATAAGGATACCTTGTTTGGCTAAGAATGATACATCTGGTGGTCTTTCACATGTTACGCAAAGACCATTGAACATCTCTTTCTCAATACCATCATAGAATTTTATTAGAGATGGTTGTAATATGCCTGTTGTTGAACAGCCCATTAACAAACCATCTGCTACATATTCTCCATTCTTCATAGAGTGATAAGGACACATACCTACCATGACTAGTTTTAGTTCATCATAAGGTGTCTCATAAAAGCATCTATAAACATTCTGAGAGAGAGGGGCAATCTTCTTGCCCCTCTGACTTTCAGCTTTGAGATATTTATAAATCTTATCACATGCTTCGCTTTCAATAAAAGGTTGCATAAACCTATGCCAAGAAGGATGAAACTGATCAGAAAATTTCTCCCAATTCATATTAAAACATTGATAATTGATTAAGTACTATTTCTCCTTGCTCATAATCCATTGGTGTAGCATCATATGCATAGTTGTTGAAGAATGCATGTGCTTGTATATGACTCTCCATCCATTGAGATGGGTGTGTCTCTTTCATAGCAAATGTTGTATAGTTATATAACTCCCATAAGCTATCTTTAGCATTATAATCATGTGTAGGGGCTTTTAACTCTCTACTGATGATGTTTAACTGTGTAGACGTAATAAACTGCTCTTCTAGCATCATTCTACCAACTAACTCAGCTTTGATACGTTTAGTGATTTCTATTTGCTTCATAGACTCTCTTTGCTGTTGCATAAGAGTGAATGCTTCACCTGCACCTTTGATGTAATCAGTGATAGCACCTGGTGTGAAGTCTTGGATGTCACCTTTGTGTCTTTTCTTAAAGGCACCAAAGTCTCCTGATACACAACCATTAGAGCATATCATAATCCTTGTACCAATAGCAAACTTCAAGCTCATGCTTCTGTCATAGCTATTCTGCCAACCAATTTGTAATTGCATCTCACTGTCTGCTACGTTGCTGATAGAAAATCTACCATTAGCAACACTACCATCTCTAGCTGCAGAATAAGTTTCTTTGTCTAAGATAAATCCTGCTTTCTCAATGCTGTTCAATGTAAGATCCATCAATGAAGAATGGCTAACTGGTTTATATGTACGTGTTTGTACTGGAACTGCTGTATTCATTAACAGTTCCTTTGTGGTGTTAAATGTCTCCATCTTGTGTTAATTTAATTGGTGTTCCTAAATATTTACTTAATATGCCTTCTAGGTTTTCTATACCTATGCATTCTAAATCATCTCCTTCAGTGGTTTCAAACCATTCTATTTCGCTTTGAATAGCTTCTACTAAATCTTTTACTGTCATAAAATTTGTTTACTTTTTAAATAATCTTCAATCACTTTTAATCCATGGACCTTTGCAAGATCTGCCCAATCTTTAATGCCTTCTGCTAGATACTGACGTGGGACGTTAGTATAGTCAAAGTCAAACATCTTTGTAATCTGTACAGAATTCTGTACACCTACATCATCAGCATCAAAGCTAAGTATTTGTCTATCAGAGTTTGCTTTTAGATATTCTACATTGTCATGAGAGAAACATCCTAGTCCTTCATTTTGGACAGCACAGCTGCATGGGAATATCTTCTTCATCACCATAAAGTCTTTTTTACTCTTGTTGATGAATGCTGTCTTACAGTCTTTTATATTCTCTTTACCATCCATTGCTGTGATAGGAACATTATTAGGCATCCACTTATGCTTCTTATCAGCATATGGCCTATATATCTTCCAATACTGTCCTTCATAAAGGTAACCAAATCTAAGCTCGTCTTCTCCTAATGGGAACCTTTGCTTATTAAGATATAGTTCTTTGATAGAATACACATTGTTATCTCTGAGGTCCTGGAGATCCTGGTGATACTCTGCCCAATACTCAAGTTCTCTATTAGTGAACTTTCTAGTCTTGACCTGAATCAGGGAATATCTCTTCTCTATTTCAGGCTGTTTGTATTCAGATATAATCTTCTTGTACTCTCCTGTCATGACACCTGTAGAGAAACCTAGACCAAAGTCTCTGTCTATCATCTTCAAAGTATCACTGACGCTAGGAAGGCTATGAAGCTTCTGAACAAAATTAAAACAATCACCACGAAGACTAGTATCAGCATAGTCTATAAACATTAGATAGCCCATCTTGTTACCAATCATAAATGATGGATTGTTCTCATGCCTGAATGGAGAATAAGTCACTCTGTTAATTTTCCAATCTTGATTAGGCATGTAATACCTAAATATATCATACTCTGATATCCTACTTAGAATAGCTTCTATAGACATCTTTGTCTTTCTTTCTCCAGTAATCATAACTTAAGTTAATGAAAAGGCCCCACCATAGTGATGAGGCCATTTCTTATTTAGAGGGGTATATACTAAAAATCACTATCATCTTCAGCAATCACCTTATCAGATGCTACCAAATTATCTTCAGAGCTATACTCTTTCAATTCCTTAAATGTAAAGAAATCTTTACAACCATACTCACCCACTACGTTTAATACAAAACGCTCATGAGGTTTAAGGTCTTTAGAAGCCTTCTGACGTAAGCCACTGATAGTACCAGCTGCATTGTAATCTAATAGTCTGAAAGCTTTGATGCTATATGGAGGTAAGAATGCTTTGTTATAAATATTCTGAAACTCCTTTACACCATCATCTGTTTCTTTTGTATTGATAGTGGCCAATGCTACAATGTTTGTAGCCCACTCACCATTGATTTGCTCTTTAAGTTCTTTAACATTACCTTTAATCAACTTATTGAACTCCACTTGTAATGTAGATTTCTTACTGCTAAAGTCAATGTTACTTAACCAAGAGCGTAAGAAATTGTAAAGGTCTTCCTCACCTACAAATGCTACACGATTCTCTCTTTCTTGGAACCATGTTGGTAAGTTGTTTGGACTGTCAGCCCATGTACAACGTCCAATGTTGTTGATGTATTGTTTCTTTGTTTGATCTTTGTTCTCCTTCTCTTTGTTCTCAATAAAGAAAGTTAATTTGAATTTCTCTTTTGATTTAACTTCCTCTAACCAGAAGTCTAAACGTAATCTAGCATTACCATCTTTACTAGTACCTAAGTACTCTGTAGCTTTGCTATCTTCTTTTAATTGTCTTCCCAATACATCAGCATATTCCTCTGTTGTAGGGTTAACTGCAATTACTCTTGCTTCGAATAAGCCAACTTTCTTGGCAAATTCTTTGTCGTCAAATGTTGGGCTTTGTCTTTTTTCTCCTCCAATGTTACTCATTTTTACTGATTTTATTTGTTATTAATTGTAATATTCATCAATTGAATTGACTACTTGTTGTAAGTTGTTAGGTATTCTAATATCTGCAAACATTCCATCAGGACTCTTTGCTGGATACTTCTTGAATCTGTTAGTTACAAAGTTATATGTGGCTGTGCCATCTTTGCTTTCTTCTACGTGTGTATATAAACAGATAGTAAGTAAACCTTCTAACACAATTTGGTTATCAATTAACTTACCTGCTGTCTTAATCTTGTATCCTATAATCTCACCTGAGTCTTCAATAGTCTCTGGGTGTGTGAAATAGAATACTTTTAAGTCATCACGTAAACGTCTTGCTTCTCTGAATAGTTCCACCATATCTTTAGCCATAATGGTAAATTTGGTGAATCCTACTTCTGTAGCTCTTGCTAACATATTGAAACCCATAATGTAATTAGAGTCTTCAATAATAATGTTCTTAATGTGTGGTGCTTTGTCAGAGATAGTCTTTAATAGACGTGTAATCTCGTTAGCATCATCCACTTCTTTGTAGTTTTTAGCCTCAGCGTTATACAACTTCTCTGCTCCTTTAAAAGGTAATTCCTTTTTAGCAACATTGATAATGTAAGTCTCTTTTGGATCTAAATGTTTTACTGATGTTGACTTGCCAGTGCCTGTAGCACCAACAATTCCAATTAATTTGCTTGCCATGTTTTTTACTGATTTTATTTGTCTAAAGGTACAATAATATCTTGAGAATACAAAATATTTTCCTTAGTTTTTAACACACTTGGGTCACTAATTATTTCATCATAAATTGCTTGTGCAGTCTCTTTATCTCTACACCATTTTACTGTTTTATCATTTACTCTTACACCAAACCAAGGGCTGTCGCTAAATGGTTCTAATTGTTCAACCATTTCAATTTTTACTGTGTCGCTCATATGTATTTAATTTTATTCCAAGCTGGTTTACCAAATCTTGGGTTTTTGTTTCCTAATTTTGCTTCACTTATTCTTTTTTTAGTTTCTTCTGACTTTTTCTTTCCTTTACTAGCTAATGACATCTTTTCTTTAGTTTCTGCAGATAAAAGCTTTCCTTTTTTAGCTAATGATAGTTTAAGTTTATGTTCTTCAGATAACTTTTTACCAGTGAGAGCTTTTTTTACTTTTTCAATCATTTCAGGGCTATTTGTACCCTTATTAAATGGATGTGTAGGTCTTATATTATACCCTACTTGATAATTAAATGCACCTAATAAATTACACCAATAATGTTCTTGTGAAGATAAATGATCTAAACAACATTCTTCTAGAATTTCAAAAACAAAGTTTTCTTCCCCATATTTATTCCAAGCACGTTGTAAATGCTCATTTATATGAGTATTGTTTTTTAAAGTGTATTTATGTTTACTTATTCTATAATAAAAATTATTAGTTTTTCCTACATAGATTTTATTATTAGCAATATTGGTTATTGTATAGATGCAACTTATCATATATATTTTATTTTTGTCTGGTCAAACATATCAAGAGCACTATTTAACCACTTACGTTCTACAAGTTCATCTGAACATACAATATATATATAAGATTTTTTATCTTTATTATCATATTCCATTGCTGTACAACGCATAATCTTCTGTGCTAGATTTTCACCATTACTATCAAAGTAATTAATAATCACCCTATTGAGTGGTTTATATGTAACACCTGTATTACCTATCTTTACAACAGCCAGGTGGTTACCAACACCAGATGCAAAGTCATCAAACACTTGCTTGTCTCCTGCTTTGCTATGATAGACAGGAATGCCTAAGTCATCTGCTACCTTTGTGACACCACAGAATACTAGTACACGCTCATCTTTGTGTTTAACTAATAGCTCTTTTGTCTTATTAAGCTTAGCAAGGCTGTTCTGAATGAGTCTCATTCTAGCTAGACGTAAAAACATGGTTGCTTTACCTTGCTTCTCTAGCTGATCTATCACCCATCCATATGCAGCAAACTGAGTTTTTTCAGTCTTCCACTTACCTTTATAGTTGTTCTGCTGTGTATTATCCAATGGTACTCCTACCACTGTGATTTCATAGTCAGAGACAACTCCTTCCTGAATAGCCTGATCTATGGAATAGGTGGCTAAGACAGATAGTCCTAGCTCTGTTCCTAATGTTTGTTCTGTATGTGATGATAAGGTCCCTGTTAAACCTAACACCTTTGTGCATTGTAGTTCCTTTACAGCCTCCATTTGTGCCTCAGACAGTAAATGTACCTCATCTAAGATAACAAGGTCATAAAAGGCAGCTGTATGCTTTTTTAGAGACAAATGGGTGGTATAAGTCATATTCCTATTCTTATACTTTCTAGCCAAGAAATGCTCTTCCCATGCATTCTTAATCTTAAGATCAGGATATGCTATGAGAATATTAATGTCTTTGTCCAGTTTTTCTAATATATTAATGGACACATTGATCTTACCAAATCTAGGACATAGGTTCAGGATACCAAACTTACCATTGTTCAGCCATACATCAGCAAACTCTGCTTGTCTCTTATCTCGTAGCGTAAGGGTGGGCTTGCTTTTTGCCATAGCTTATTATTGTTGTTAATGACCAAAATAGATACTCTACATTTAGAGCTACATATGGATCATGTTTCTGTATGTTATTCATAACAGATACTGTTGGAAATAATACCACTTGCCACCAATGACTCTTTTCATTGGGCAATGTATTATATGCTTTAAAATTTAACTTCATTATCATTTATTTAAAAAGAATGTTTTATTAATAATATCATTATATATACTCTCGTTCATATACTTAACCTTAGGTAGTTCTTTGAACATACCAATCTGGCCAAGAAAACTTAATCCTATTCTCACATCATCTTCTCCATAACTATTCTTTATTAGTCTCAATGATCTGAAATACTTTGCACCAAACTCATCTCTAAGTTTGTTTAGGTCATACCCTGAAGGGTCTGCCACTTTATATCTCATGGGATCAAACAATGCTAGGACAACATCAGCATCATTCTGTGTTTGTGAACTCTCAGCAAAATCTTCTAGCTGTGGTTCTACATCACCATTCTTTAGTCTCATTGGACTAGAAATGTCCCTATTAAACTGACTAACAATTACAGGACTATATCCATACATGTCACGAGCATATCTCAGATCGTCAGACATCTTGTCTATACACTGTTTCTTAGTAGAATAATCTTTTGTAGGTTTTAAAAGACCTATGTGGTCAATAACAACAATAGTTATTTCATTCTCATCATTGGGAATGTATTTCTTGTTATATTGATCTACATCTTCTATTACACCATTAGCTAATGCATAGTCTCTTAGCTGTTTGGCTATACCCACTGGATTCTCTGGTCCATCAATAAGAGTGATTGTTTCTTTCATTTGTCCCATATAATCCTCATACATCAGGAACAGATCATGTTCATCAGGTGTCATCTTATCTGTCCAACCTAATAGCTTGGATACAGGAATAATTATACCTTGGTCAAGGAATATCTTTCTTGAGACCCATTTAGCATATTTGTATGTTCTGCTACGCTCCATGGATCTATATATGATCTTTAACTTAAGACCTGGAGTCTTCTGACTGATAAACCAATCAAATGGATTTAAAACATATGCGTCATCTAAGAAGCTTGTTTTACCTGATCCAGTGAGGCCACCTATCAGTGTGTACATAGACTTTCTGATGCCAATATATCTGTTCAATCTTTCAAAGCCCATAGGTATACCATTGTTTCTACCATCTAGACCTGCTTGAACTTCTCGTTTTAAATCTTCAAAACTCATAGCTTTTCTATTTCTTGTTTAACTTCTTTCCAATAATTAACTGAATGTTTCATCAAATAAGTTTCATCTGGATTATCAACTGCTTTTAATATTTCATCTACTGCTATTAATGCACATTGTTTAGCAGATTTTTTTCTCACTTTTCTTTCTCCTGCTAAAACATTACCATACCAATTTTGCTCAAACCTATTTGTTCCATAATTTGAATCTGCGTAGTCATAAAATTTATGTACTAATTCTTCTGCTTTTTCTTTTGGTGTCATATATCCATACCTTTAATTGGTTCAGCAGATTCTTTGATAGTCTTACCCTCTCTTATCAACTCAATGAATGGTTCAAATGACCTCTGGTTGAGATAGGTGAGACTGTTCTGCATAAATGTAAGTCTATTGACTTTTGTCTTAATTGAATTCTCTTTCTTCTGCAGTATTTCGTATTCTAATGCAGCTATGAGCTCTGTAGGTTTGTACTCGCCTTCTTCAACAATGCTGTTGAATTTGACTTTACAATCCTCTTTCTTTACACGCATACCACGTGTACCTGTAAATGATTGACTCTTATATGTGAAGGTGTCAGTACCTGGGTACGTCATCCACCACTTATCAAAGTCAGAATCTGTTTTCTTCTTCCTATATGTTAGTGTAGGCTCTTCTATTTTCTCATTAAGAAAAGACAAAACTTCATTACCTATAATGGTAATCTTATTTGACTCTGACAATAGACCTTTTCTGCGTACAGTTTGATAGAGCATTTTCATCTTACTATCATCTGTACACATTTCGTCTACATCATTGCCTTCTTGAACAAGTGTTATGAAGCATAACATGTCTAAGCTGTAGCCAGCTTTAGTCAGCTCCTTAAAATGGGAGAATGTTAGCGTGAGGTTCATTATGTTTCTCTAGGATTTTGTCTGTGTCTATTACTTCAATACGAGCAGGCTGTTTCTGATTTAATTCTCTCTGAATTGCTTCGTTCCACTCCTGTCCCTGTTCATGCAAATATATGAAATCCTTGAGATATTCTCTCTCCCAATCCTCAATTATTTTTAGGTTTTTCATCTTTATATTCTTTATTGTTCCAAAAATAAGAACAACTTAATGTTGCAACACCAAGACCATTATTATTTTCATCAAACATAAAGTCTAATTTATATGGAGGGTCACTAAAATAGGATTGTCCTAGTTCTTCTTTTTTACAAGTGTATCTGTGGCAGTTTAATCTTAATAGACAACTACCACCATTACAAGCTGAAATATCCATAGTTTATAATTTAAATATGTTACCAAATGATGTTAATCCATAAGCAAACTTTCCATCTTCTACGCATGATGCATTAGAAAACTTTGTGTTTGGTAGCCTATGGTAAGTGCTAACTCCCTGATTTTCAATATCCTTAAAGTTATGTATGTGTCCAAATAGCACTAGCTTTGGTTTCACTCTCATCACAGCTGTTGCAAGAGCTTTATCACCACACATTTCAAGTTTGTTTTCTCTATTGTATGTAAGATCACGTACACCTTTAGGTGGTCCATGTACAACTAATATATCTGTATCATCTGGAATAGTATCCCATACAAAATGTGTTTTGTCTCTAGCCTTCATAAAAGACCATTCACCAAACGTTGGTGTGATAGGGCTTCCCCATATCTTCAGACCTTCTATCTCAATAGATTCATTCTCTAAGTAGATGATATCTTTTAATATCATATCAGAATATTCTATTTGTTTTCTATCAATAGCTGTATCATGGTTACCTGCTACAAATATCTTATACTTGACAGGCACCTTTTCATACCATTCTAAAAACTCTGTTATCTCTCTTTTAGAAGATTCTAAGAATGGACTATTAGAGCAATCACCACTATGTATCACCATATCTATTCCTTCAAATCTTTCTTTAGGAAATAAATCATGCATACAATGGGTATCACTGATGTGTAATATATTCATAGGTTATTTGTTTTGGTTATAGGTTTGGTTGTATTTATCATTAATATACTCTATAAGTTCTTTATTACTTGTTATAGTGTGAATATTATCACCTTTTAAACATTCCCAACAAAATTCTATTATCTGCTCTTTTTCTTTTTCAAGGTATTTCTCAAAAAATACATCAGGTTGTTTTATCCAATACATACCATGAGCAACATCGTTAGCTTTAAGCTCTTCAATTAATTCTTCAATTATTGTTTTCATATAATATTGTTTTATTCTGCTGCATAACCAAAGAATATCCACTCACCATCTCTTTCGTTAGTAGCTTTTTTATATGTTATCTTAGCCACTAAGTTATCACCTTTCTCTAAGAACTTTTTCATTAATATTGATGTAGTTACTTGATGCTTTTCTGTATATTTACGAGCGTCTTTTACAGCATCACCTTTTGTATTCCATGAACCAATAACATGATCACCACGTTGAACAACATATTTAAGTACCCACTTCTTCGTACCTGGTGTAACTACATGCTCAACTTGAGACTGAGTCTTGTTCTTATTACCTACAGGTTTTACAACACATATAGCTGAACAATCACGTTTGTTCATAGCATGACTATCAAATCTATCATGTATGTAAGCAGATACATCATTAAACTTACTTTTACCATATGCTTCTGTTTCATCTCTAAATCCATGTGTAGTACTAATTGTACCATTGTATCCATCTTGATGACCATATTCTTCTTCTGCATCATCACAAGCGTTTCTATATGCTTCATCTGCTGTTTTACCAGTGCTTCTTGTTTTAAATTGACATGCTCCCATAATTGTGTGTTTTAATCTTTAATACGTAATCCAAATTCTAAATCAAACCATTGAAAGTTTGCTTCAGCCCTTGCTTTGTTTATTTTAAATACCTTTTTCATTAATGGTATAGCATATGCTTTGAACACTTCATGTTGTTCTTGTGTCATAGTCCATTTGCTGTACCACTCTTTTGTCATATATGCTTCTTGCATAGACTTACCAACCATACCTAATTGATAATCAACTAAATGATTACCAATATTCTCACGATTAATGCGGCTCATAAAATTTTAAATTTATTTTGTTTTTCTTATACAATTTAGCACACATGTTATTATATTTTACACCAAAAGCATCTGCAGCTTCTTGTATACCATCATAAATAACACCAGTAGATATGTCTATTACTTTTCTTTTTTTCAATGAAGGTTTACCTAATTTAGCTTTGCTTAATTTAGCCTTATGTTCTTCAGATAATAGTTTATCTGTGTTCCAAGGTTTAGTTCCCTTAGGTGGTCCAAAAGATGTTCCTCTTAATCCTGTATCAATAGCATGTCTAACATTTTCAGATTGAGTACACCATTCTAGATTCTCAATTCTGTTATCATTTTTGATACCATTAATATGATTAATTACTGGTTTATTATCAGGATTTGATATAAATGACTCTGCAATTAATCTATGCATAAGATGTCTTTTATTAGTATCACCCATTCTAAGTTGTATAGATAAATAACCATTTTTCATTAATTCTATCTTTAATAGTTTTCCTGGCTTTTGTCCACTCATTCTATTAAAATGTTGTGATTTAACATTACCTAAGTTACTAATTTGATATAATCCTTCATATTCAGGTATATCTTTCCAAATTTCTGTCATAATATATTTTTGGCAAAGATAAACAGAATAATTGATACTACCAAATTTATCTCGCGATTTATCTTTGCCATTAGAATGTATCTATAAGTTTAATTACTTCATCCCAGTCATAAGTATTACCATTAATCTCCCCACAATCCATTTCTTCTTCTGTTTTCATTAATAGTTTTGCAGCTGCTTTAGCACACTTTTTAGCTACATCTATACCTGTATATGGATCTTGTCCTACAATTGGTAGGAAAGCCATTACTAATTCTGCTGCTTTATGTTTGTTGTCCATTATATACGTTTTAATATGTAATTATCAAATTTATCTATGTCAAAATTACTATCAATAGCTTCAAAAAACTTTCTATAAGCCCAATAGTATTCTGATTCCCTAGGAAATCTATATCCCTCTTGTATGCAATGATCTATAACAAGATCTGCTGCTGTTTTAAACTGTGATTTACCCATGTTATTTTGCTTCTAGTTGTGTCATTAGAATAATGTCATTTGCTTGGGGTTAATAATAATTTTACGCTTTCTACCTTCATACTGTATTTTGTGCATGATTCTCTCAGCACGTTCTATATAATATGCATGATTGATGTTATCCAGAGGATGATCTGGCAATAGATGATTACATACTTTCATCACCCATTCACCTGCTTCAACTTGTGATACATCAACAGCTGTGCTATCTGAATTCTCATTCTTAACCTTCAATAACTTCTCTCCTGTATTACTTACATAATATCTGATAAGTTTATTGTAGACTGTTCTGTTTTCTTTCGAGTGTCCTTCATAGTGAAAGTCTTTACTAGCTTTCTGCCTGAGACAATAGTCATAAATATTTGTGTGATTACAAATAGTGGTAGCCACAGGCACATCATTAACAAAAAACTGCTCCAGTGCAATAGGTACAATCCTAGCACTCTTATTTTTGTGCAGCTCAAAGTCAGTAAGGAAATCTCCTTTCTTTTTAATTTCTCCATTGGTTTTAATTGCTAAATAGTCATTTACTGTAGAGAATATAATCTTAGCATAATCTGTACGCTCTAGCTCATAGCTAGTTATATTCATCCACCACTTGTTTATCTCATGCATCTTATCTATTAATGATTTATTAACCATAATAGTAACACCATCTGTATTTGCAGATATAACGTGTATATCAGCTAATTCATATGCTTCGATGAGCATAAGAAGACTCAATTCACCTGTAATAGTTGTGAACATAGTGAGCTGTCTATCATAGATCCAAGACTGCATATCACTGCTTTTACCATACACAGAGTTAACTGCAAGTTTAAGAGCACCAACAATACCTGCTATCTTTTTATCTTTCTTAGCCATTGGTTTAAGTTCCAACCTTTTTTCAAACATTGCTTTATATCCAAGTAAGAACTCCTTACCCAGGTGACCAGGATATCTGCCATTGCTAATAATAATAGCAGGATAATAGCTAGACACATCCCAATCAATAATCTCATGATCCTCATCACATTCGAAAACCTTTGGTTTATTCTCTGTATGAAGACCTCCCTTTGCAAACGTGTAGGTATTTTCATAAAACACTAATGATTCTTTGAATTCATCCTTCATTGTTAAACGCTCCTTACTAACCTTCTTTAAGAATGCTTGTAGCTCTGGTGTCTGGAATGATATGTAATCAGCAATACAATCTCTCACCTTTACCTCTGTTCTAAATAATCCTTTCTTTGGTAAATCAGAGTATTGTATACCTTTCTCTTGGCAATAGTATTTCTTAATCATCTCATCACCTATCTTACTATCTGAATAGTTTAAGCATGGTATGCCAAACTCTTCGTATATATCTTGTCTAAGCTCTATCTGATTGTTACCCTTGTATAGTGGATGGTTAGTGTTACCTGTTGTTACCTTATAGAATTCATACGTAGCCATAACATCATTACGACAGTAGTCTATTGTTATAGATATGTCATCCTGAGTCATGTTCTCTTTAGTATGATGGATGGGCATCTCTTCAATGTTCTCCAGATCCATCTCAAACTCTAACCTTTTCAAAGAGACCATTCTATTCTTATTATCATAATGATTAATCTTGAATAGGTCTAACTGTTTTAGTGATAACCATTCCTCTCTATATTCAGGGAATACATCATAATTAGCATCATGTATTGTGTCTGCAGCTTTCTGTGCTATGATAGCACATATTTCTAGTCCACTCAACTCATGCCAATCCTCATAGTTTCTAATTATATGCTCAACAACCTGACTATCAAAGCGTAAGTTATTGTAGCCCACCCAATAATGCTCATCGTGTTGTTCAGTGAATCTCATGAATCCATCTAATTGATTGGTCCACCTACTCACCTGAAACTCATATGTTACATCACTCTCTGGATTGTATATAACAATAAGAAACAGTTCTTTCAGTGTTTCAATATCATAGATGAGTACATTCATAATTAAAATGTTAACTTTGGTTCAACAAATGTAAATGGTACCTGCTCACCAAGCTCATATATTTTAACATCATTGTTCTCACTCATATATGCATCAGGGTCTCCATTAAAATCATTCATTATATCTTGTCTTGTACCCACTACCCATAAATCACCCTCGCATAATACAACGTATTGTTTCTCTTTAGGTGTTGATAGTTCTTTAACTAAGTGAGCTGGTGTTTTCTTTTTCATAGGTTATTTGTTTTTAACTATTTCAATTAATTTCTTAAGACAAGCAAGTTCTGCTTCTTCGTAGGTTTTAAAATCATCTGTATAATCTGATTCGTAATTAGAGTTTATTTTTGAATAAGCACCATGAAAGGTGTTTTTCCAATTTTCAATATTATTATGTACTGTATACATAATCCCATACTTCTCTCTAAACCATCTAAATGCTTGTTGATATAGTGGTGCTGAAATTTGATATGAAAATATATTGTCTTTATTTTTATATTCAAATAAAAACTTTTGAGTGTATTCATCAATAATTTCATACACAGCAAATACATCTTCATAAAAACCTAATTCTTTAAGTTCTAATGATTGTTCGTAAGGGATAAATTCTTTGTTCATTGTTATTTGTTTTTATCTTTATGAATACCATATTTCTTCAATCTAAATTCTAATGCAGACTGTTTACCATTAAGTTTGTCTCTTGTTTTATCAGTAAGGTTTAACTTACTAGTTTCTATTTCAAAATCAAACTTATCATCATATGATAATGTATCTCTATGTTTTTTAATAGCTATCATTATGTCTATTTCTGATATGTATGTCTCCATTGTTTAAGAGTTTTTATATACTTTTTTAGCCCATTCAGCACCAAGTTTAAATGCTTCTATTTGTGTAACGCTATCATATTTTTCAGATGCAGCTTTAACAATAGCTTTCCTATTTGGAACTTTTAATTGATTCTCTTCTGCACCAGAAAGATATCCATCAGTCCAAATCCATTTACAATATTTGGTTTTTGAATGAGTAATCCATTGTTTTGATTCTTCAAATCTGTAATCAGCTTCTAATCTGAGCGTTTTATGATGTTTACTCATTTCTTATATGTTTTAATGTATTCTTTGATGCACCATTTGATCATGTCTAATAGATAATATCTCTGCTTAGACTTGGGAAGCTTGTGTAAGCTCTCATAATAACTAAAATATTCATTCATAATGTGTAATTTAATGCACTAAATTAGAAGTTTATTTCTTTTTTACTGATTTCTTAGCTGCGTATTTTCTTAATTTCTCACTTAATATACCACCAGTATATGCAAGTATTAAAAATATAACTGTTTTCATATTATTTGTTTTTAATCAATAAAGTTTAATTCTACTATATCAAAAGTATCTTCACTGTCTAATTGTTCAATATACTTTTCAGCATCCATTCTGTTTTTAAAGACATAAGAATTATTAAAATAATATCCTTCATTTATGCTACAAGATACAACTACATAACATTTACAATCTTCATTATTGTTTTCAGTTGTAATAAGTGTATAGCTTGGAAATACATTTAATTCTGTTTTCATATTATTTGTTTTGGTTAAATTCTATTGGTTCAGCTTTTTTTAAAAATTCATTTACTAACAAATCAAGCCCCATTCTTTTTAATGTTTCTTTTATTTCTTGTTCTGTGTATATGTTTTCATTATCTGATATTTCAATTGGTGTAATTGAATTATCATAGTTTCCCCAATCTTTTGATTGTAAAGCAATTTTATTTACTTGTTGTTCTGTGTAAAGTTTCATATGTTATTTGTTTTGGTTAACTGATTGCCCATATTAAAATGCCTGATGTAATTATTATTAATAAAATAATTACATCAATGGATGTACTATCCTTATCATCTTGTTCTTTATGGTTATTAATGTCTCCATAAGACTTATCGTAATTGTTCATTGTTATTTGTTTTGGTACAAAATTACTCAAATACAGTAAAGTATTATTAAGTATTTATACTAAGTTTTTTAATGTTGGAACTAATTTATATCCTAATATATCTAATAGTTTTTTAATAGTAGCATAAGAAGGATTGCCTTTTCCTAGCTCAATATCAGTTAATGTTCTTGATGTAATACCAGCCATCTCTGATAAATCTTGCTGTTTTAAGCCTCTTGTCTTTCTCATGTGTTTAATAAAGCCATTGATAGTATGTAGTTCATTAATAGTGTCAATGACTCTATTTAATGTTGCATCTAGTTCTTTATGAGCATCAGCAATATTTTTTTCAAGTTTTTCTATTGCTGCACCTCTGTAGAATATAGAATTCATGAGTTTACATCCTCTAGCTGTATAGTATTGTATCCAGAAATGCTCTTTTATCTGCAAATCTTCTTCTAAACACTCTTCAAGTACATCTATTAAAGGACAAAAGCCCTGCTCTCTTAACTCAGCCACCCAATGATTTACTGATTCATTGTGTGAATACGTTAAATGAGCTTTGGCTCTTTGCATTCCTGAACTACTCTTACCTATATATCTGTAGTCATCTGTCTTTGGACATCTAAGTCCATATATTAAATATTGATTCATGCTACAAATATAAGAAATATATTTCACATTACCAAATCTAATATTTATTTCTTAGGTTTAGATGCTGCTTTCTTAGCCACTTTTTTAGCTGTTTTAGAACTATATTTCTCTTTTGCATCAAGAACTGTAATAAATCCAGCACTTAATATGTTAAATAGCTTTTTATCTTTTTCTAATGCACTTGCAAATGCAGCACCAATTGCTAAACCATTGTCTGTGTTATCATGATAAATTATATCTACAGTGTTACCCTCTATACTCATAAAGAAATACCCACTTAAATCTTTTACCTTTGGAATTTTACTTGTTGCCATGTTGTTGTTTTTTCTTTTTAATTATGTTACCATCTCTATCCATGAATGGAGCCCTATGAATTTCATAGGACATCCATACAAAGATTGATAGTAACACAAATATAACTAAATATATCATTTGTCAAAGTTTTTTACTCTGATTAGTAACTGATATGTGTCAGAACTGATGTACATATATTTGCGTCCTTTAATGTGTAAACGTTTAGATGGTGTATAGTTTGCTTTGGAAGCAAATATAGCATCTATTAGTTTAGAGCACGCTCTAAGTCCCCTAACATAAGGAGAATCTTGTTGGTTTGGTTCGTAAACCTGGATTGTATGTGTGCAATGTGGTTTTGCACTGTAGACTAGACTGTAAGACATGATGTGTTAGTTTATTAGTTAGAAATAGAATGTCATACCTTGATCAGAAATCTCTATCTTGGTTGGTCTGCTACTAATAGTGTGTTTCTTACCTTCCACTACTGTTTTAGTACGCACAGTGTTGGTGATAACAGGCTCCACTTTTATCTGCTTACGCATAATTAATAGTTTAGCATACACCCCACCATATGTTCTGTTGAACTCTTTAGCTAGTCTTTTAGCTAATTTAGTTGTTGAAATAGGCTTTTTAGCCATTTCTTGCATTACCATTAACTCTGTTTTAGAGTACATTTTCATGTTTTTCATGTGCTTATTTTTTGTTTTTGTTTTTAAAATGTCTACTAGCTTCTTGCTGTCTAATCACCTGCTTTGGTATATCATTAACCCAATTAGGTATACTATCTAACATCTCTGCTATCTTTTTTGAAATAGGACTAATTGGTTTAAGTGGTAATGGTACTTTGTTGGAACTAAATCTACCTGTATCCACTCCATCTTTATATCTTTTATCTGTGGCTCTCTGGCCTGGTTTAAGTATAGTGCTATATATTATACCACTCTTTATTTTTCTTCTCATAATAATGGGTTTAAGAAAAGCCCCACATTTCTGCAGGGCTTTCTCGTTTACTAACCACACACACATCTAACCTAATCTCTTATTATTTAAATCATAAATCAATTTATACCATTCATTTTCATCTAATTGCTCATCAGGTGTAGCAGTAGACATAAGCTTTATCTCAAGCTTTAATGGTTGTTGTTCAAGCTTTTTATCTTCAAATAAAATTTCATATAACTTCTTCATCTCTTTGGTTTTAAAGGGTTTATTATTCTGTTTCATGATCTGTATCGTATTGAGTGATGTCATCCATATCGTCCCAAGGTTCTTCATCTTCTATATCCATAGAACCATCTTCATCTTCATCTACAAAGTCAGCTTGTTTAATCATCACCTTATTGGTGTCTTCATATAACAATGGCTCTCTAGTCTCATCATCTACCTCAAGGGCTATGAGACCATCATTATCACCATTCTCACCATATAACCAAGTGTTGATGATTTTAGGACTAATGTCTTCCAATGTAGTGTGATCTGTCCATGTACCATCTTCATTCTCTTCAGCAAGGTTATCTTCCCACCAACCTATATATTCAGGACGTACAAGTATTTCTTCTACATCATCAGGATTGTTCATTGGTTGAATAATGTATGGCTCAACAGGTGCACCACTAATAGACATATAATGATACATGTCATATGGTATTTCTTTTAATTCATATATGGTGATATAATTATATATCTTACCATAGACCACATCACTGTGATCTTTCTTAAACCACATACCTACTTCCAATCGCTTGGGCATATATGATTTAAATATAAGTTTTGCTAATATAAACATAATTGTTTGTTTTTGCAGCTAGAGGTGTAAATAAGGACCCTGCTAGGGGAAGCAGAGTCCTATTATCTAACACACATATTACCAACTAGCCAATCTTTTTTGTGTTGTGTTTGTAATTGTAAACAAATAATGCTGCTAATATATATCCTACAGAAGATACAAATGTAAGCATACTCCATCCAAGATTACTCTCTTCAAAAGTATATAATATCCATAGGATGAGAGTTGTCGTAATTAAAGTCATCATAATGGCCATAAATAAATTAAATAGTTTCATAACTAATTGATTTTAAATAGTTTAATAGAATCAAAGTCTTTTTCATCACCTGCTACATACATCATAAACATCATAATGTAATAGATTGAATATACAAATACAAATGCTGTGTTTGAAACACAATCACTGTATGTAAATGCAAATCCTGATACCAACATGAAGAACAATACAATAATAAATGGTATTGTCCATAGTGCTAATAAATTAGCAATGTGTTTAAATAAATTCATAACTACTTGGTTTTGTGTGTTTTGTTTAATTTGTTTCCTATTATAATCAGCAATACGCTGAATATTGTTAATCCCACCCAACTCAATGCTATCCAATTAGGAAGATTGTGTTGTGGTTCATCATCAAATGTTGGTTCAGCCATTGTTAATAAAACAATAGGCATAATTAAAACAATGAACAAGCACCAGCCTGTCCATTCAATTCTGTTAAATAATTTGTTCATAAATGTGTGTTAAATGATTGATTAATAATGTGTTATATAATATATATCGCCTTTGGCACGCTAAAGGCTAATAACAGAGATATATATTATTCAGAATGAGATGCATCACCATCCCAATAGTCTAATTCAGTTAGTTCTTCATCAATGTGATGAATATTCTGTAATTCATGAGGAATAGCAGGATATTTATGTATGTCCCAATGTTCTGAGCCATCATATTCATATCTGTCCATCCAAATATCATTTGTAAACCATACTGTACCAAACAGCTGTTGACTACCATAACCTGAATCATAGTCAAAGTCAAGACTATTTAAGAACTCTGCAAGTTCAACAGGTGTATAACTCAGTTTGAGAATATGTGGCTTTGGTTTATAATCTTCATCATTCCAATAACCATATGGTTCATGAGTGATAGTAGCACATCGTATTTGTGTATCATCTAACCATCTAGTAATCTGTTCCATTTTACCTAATAACTCTTCTTTAGCGTTCATGTTGTTTTTATTTAATATGTGTGTGTAAAAAGCGAATATATAGCCTAATGTTGCCTCAGCTGTATATTCTTATGTATTCATATGCAACAAATGTCTTTTTTTACAGAAATTATAAAACTGTCAGGTTAACCTCTATACCTGCATTTAAGTGAATAAAATGTATTAGCATAGGTTCTCAACTAATACTTGTAGCGTTTTCATCCACTATTATAATACTCTTGTACTCAATGTACGTATGACATATCTTTTTGTCAGAGCATTATATTCGTAGCTACATTAACAATAATAGATATAGTTACCACGTAGGATTAAATGTATTTTTATGCAAGGATTTCATAGCCCTTGAACCACTTTTGTGTCATAACCATTATAATCTATCTACTGTAACCCTTATGTGTGACTCACAACACATAAGCGATGAACTTCATCTATTAGAAATCCCTCTGTACTCAGATGTATAACCATTGAATCACTCAATGCGTTTTATCATGGCTCTTATAGAGCTCTTATCATACATCTGTCTATCCTTAAAGGATATTAGTACAAAGGTTTATCAGTCCAAATAAATGATTTACTTGAACTAATGCCTTTAATATTTCTTCTTATAGTCAATCTATTCAATCCAGAAGCTATTACTGCTTCTTTTATTGAGTTATGAATAGCTATAAGCTTATTGTTTTTATCGTATTGGTATACTTTCTTTGGATGTGCTCCACCACTAGTTCCATGAACTTTACCTTTGTTAGCTATAGAAATCTTAGCTTTTGTCTCTTCAGACATTGCTCTACCTATACAATTTCTATTACCAATACCTGCACCTGATCCACCATTAGAAGCATTACATAAATCACATCCTTGTTCCTTATAATAATTAATCCAATACTCTTCTCTCTCATTTCTTATTGAATAGTCACAAGTCTCTATTATATCAATTATTGGCAAAGCATCTAAGCTTCTTATCCAATGACTGATATGCCTAGTGTCTCTCTTGGCTCTTGAGTTAGTAATGTGCTTATTAAATCTCCTTGTTAAGTCATTGGTTTGTCCTATATATCTAATATCATTAGTAATAGGATGTTTGAGTGTGTATATATAAATGTTCATAGTGCAAAGATAAGGTATAATTTAATGGGAAATAGAAATGGTACATTAAATGATAGTTAGAGTGTGTTAGGTGATGAACCATATTTTGTTCCACACTCTATAAATAACATATTAATTGTCATATGTTAAACTATCAAGCTCTTCATTGATAACAGACAAATCATACTCATAATCTATATAAGTAATAAGTCCATTAGAATATCTATCTGTTATATCAAACTTCTTATCAACAAGGTTATTAATAGCTTGTTCTCTAATAGATAGAAGCATTTGTTCTTTAATACTCATATAAATGTTATTTAATTGATTAATAAAAGAAAAGAGCCCATTACAGGCTCTAATCATACTAAGGAAGAGTAAACCATAAGTTATTACTCTCTATAGAAGAAGAACTATTAATGTATGTAGCATATGCTTCATCATTAACTCCTGGTATGTGTATCATACCTACTATTTTAATCTCTGTAGTCATATAATTGTTATTTAATGCTATATATATTGTATTGTATAGCGTGAATTAATAATGTGTCAAAATGTGTCAATAAGTGGGAATGGAGTACACACCATCTCTCACATTCATGCAGAATGTGTTGAGAATCAATGAGTTATAATGTCGTATGTGTGTTGTTTATATATGCCCAACCAAAGTTTGTTGCACGATCTCCCACCCTTATATGAAAAAGGGGAGCACGAAGCCCCCCTTTAATGCATTAAGCTGCAGTGTCTTCCAAATTAATGACAGTTGCTTTGATTTTAGCAACATCTTCCATTGGTTTAGCAACCACACCAACATAACTACCACCATTATCGCCCCTGAAAACAGGCAAGCTCATAATGTGTTCTAATTGTAGATTGTGTTGACGAACTAATGGAGACAGATTGTTGGAACAAACGATGAACACAGTCAATGGTTGACCTTTAGCATCTAATTGAGTCTTGTGTGTTAGCATTACACTAACATTCTTCAAAGTACCATCATCCTTCAACTTTTTAGTGTAGTGCATTCGACCATTGAAGTCTTTGAATAACTCTTGGAAAGTTCCAACAGGAGGATTGTTACTCTTGTCACTTGTTGAATACTGCAAGCTGTTTAAAAACTGCTCGACACTCATTTTGCTTTCTGTAATTGTGTTTGACATTTTTGTTTTGTTTTAATTGTGATTGAATGTAGGGAGGTATGTCCAACTTCCCCAAATGTAGGTGGGGTAGCAATTGGTAGTACCCTCTCCTCCTATACATACAAAGGGGGATGGGGGGCTATATAAAATTTTGGGCCTAAGCACAGGATAGTTCCACAAGGAACGTTGCATGAATTTTTCCAAATGTTTCATGCATATTGTGTCACAGTTTTTCAAATATTTGTGACATATTTATATAGGTATTTGTTACAGATTTATATATATAGGTAACAAAGACTTCTGGGTTTGGCTGTGTTTCACTTCTTGATTTGGCAAGTTATAGCTTGATTATATTCTGCCAAAAGTCAATCTATAGCTTTACATAATGTGTCTTATAAGGGACACGCTCAGCTTAACAATGTTGCTTTTATGACACATTATGATATGTCTTTACATATAATGATGGAATTAGTTTACATATTATATGTTATAGCATATTGTTGCTCCCAACAAAATGGACCAATATTATAAACTCTTGTTGTATCAAAACTAGAAAATCCTGCAAGTTTTGATAATAGGAAAAAATAAATTTGGCTGGTAAATTTATTTAGCAGTATCTTTGGGGGGGATTTAGGGGGGGCCCTGTTAATACCTCCCTGTAAACAAAGCTTAGATATATGGTAGTAGTAAATGTGTTGTTGGTTATAGTGACATTACTTAGTATGGCAGTGATTGTATGGGGGTTAGTCTGCTTTGAGGAGTATGAGATAGGTATAGAGTTTCTCCCTAAAGACTACAATAGTTTTGAACTAGGAGTGTCTAATAGAAACTACAAGTTGGACGATGGAGGATTAGAACAAGAGCTTAGGATAGGACTGTTGTTATTTAGCTTTATTTTCCTGTTTAGGAGATTTGATGCATAATATAGCATTAAGTTTTATAATAACTAAAATTGTTATTTGTAGATAGGTAAGATATACATACCTTTGTATCAACTAATTATGGAAACCAAACCTAAATCTCCCATTGTACAACGACTGAAAAAATCAGTGGAGGACAGTTACGTCCTGGCTGAGAAGTATTATAGGATCTTGTCATCTGTCAACGACCTTAAGTTGACAAACAGGGAGATACAGCTTATTGCGTTTGCTGCTATGAAGGGTAATATATCCTATGCTAACATACGTAAGGAGTTTTGTGAGAAATACGACAGTACATCTCCTGCAATCAATAACATTATTAGTAAGCTGAAGAAGATGGGTGTGTTTGTAAAGGATGGGACAAAGGTGAAGGTCAATCCTCTTATTCTGCTCAACTTCGACAAGGATATTGTATTACAAATAAGTCTAATACATGGATAAGCCTATAAGCATGTCTGTCAAAGACTTCCTAGTTAGGACCCTTGCAGTTAAGATGATGATGAGTGAAAAGATGATTGAGGCTGTGGTGAACCATCAGTTTCAGTCTGCCAATGAGGCAATGGATCTTAACAATAGTCTGGAGATATCTGGCTTTGGTAAGTTCTATTTCAATGAGAAGAAAGCTGTAAAACGACTTGGACAATTGAATGCTAAGAAGCAGGCAATAGAAAAGATAATAATAGATGAAACTACATCTGAACAAAAGAAACGTTCATCTAAGGTGACACTAGAGAAAACAGAAGCTCTGATCAATTTGCTAACAACAAAAACTATATATGAAGATCAACTTCTCTCAGATATACGAGGGGTGGAAGAACAACCTCTTTCCAGCTGATGAAATAAAAGAACAGATTAGACAAGTGAGCCAGGAACGTATGGCCATTTGTGATCAATGCGAATGGTGTTCTGAGAACAAACCTAAGAAGCCTCGTAGATTTGATAAGCATTGCACTCATTGTGGATGTGTCCTATCAGCAAAAACTAAGTGTTTATCTTGTAGCTGTCCTATAGACAAATGGGGACCAGAAATGGAATCTAAGGAAGATGAAGATCAATTAATACAAACAATATATGGAAAACAGGGAAGTGAAAATAGAGAGGATTCCACTGGACAGGCTAATTGATACGCTTGTTGACTTATATAATAAGGGTATAGACTATGTTGACATAGTTGGAGTTCCTGGGGTTGAGTTTGATAGAATGGGTATAGCCTTTACAAAAGACTATATGACAGAACATGGAAAAGAAAACTTTGGAGAAATAGGTGTTGACTTAGAGATCACATCTTCAAAGCTAACAGATGATGATTTAAATGAATTAATATAAAACTAATGAGTAAAAAGACTCACTATACAGAAGTCATTAATATACTACAAGAACTACATAGTGACTTTCCAACATATAACATTGGAAGACATCTAGCTACAGCTCTTGCAGATTATGGTGATATTTGGGGAATAACAGATAAAGAACTTGCATTTGCTCTAAGCAAATATAAGAGCGAGATTGAAATGGATGTTCCACACACAGATGACTCTGAACTTGAAAAAATAATTAAAGAGGGCATGGACCTTGATAATATCCTTAAGGAGGAGGAAGAAGATGGCAACTATTAAAAAAACTACATACGTAAATACAGAGCTTGAATGGGCTGAGTCACAACTCGTTTCATGGAAAGCTTATGTAAATGCTAACCCACTACATGAATTGAAAGATAGGATTGAGTGGAAACCTACAGCAAAAGGAGGACTATTACCTATGGTGATAGCATCTATTGAAGCTCAAGGTAAATTTGTCCAAGAGACAATGAAAAACTACCTAGCATTGGTAGAGGTGGTAGATAAGCTAAGAAACATGGAAGAAGCTAAGGTGGAAGTGAGAGGTAAAGGTGAGTTGTCAGGAGCTGCTGCTGAGTTCTTAGCAAATAGAAAATAATGGAACTACAAAGTATAGACTACAAAGACTGGTTTATAAATCAGAAGCGTATTCCTGATAAAGAATCTCAGGAGTGTAAGCCATTCTTTGACTTCCACAGAGAGTTATGCTTAAATGGAGCTATGATGGGAGGTACATATATTAACCCTTTCCTTTACTGGCACCTTAATATATGGCATACAGAAGTAGATATAATAGATAGTTATGGGAGGATTGCACAGAAATATGCCAATCCCCTATTGAGAGATAATGAATGGCTTGTGACGAACGAAATTGACAGAGCTCAACAAGAAAAGAGGGGCTTAGTCATTCTAGGTATTAGACGTTTTGCCAAGTCAGTTATAGAAGCATCCTATATTGCATGGGGTGCAACCTTTGATGAAAACAGTCAGAATATCATAGCAGGCTTAAATGCCCCAGATATAAAACTGATTACTGATAAGATTGACAAAGGATTGAATTTCATTCCTGAGTATTGGAGGTGGCAGAGAATTGAGGATAACTGGAAGAACCAAGTGACTCTAGGTATAAAGACCAAGTCTGGTGAACGTATCCCATTCTCTTCCATTCTAATACGTAACCTTGATGAAGGTAATAATGAAGAGGCAATTGCAGGTACAAAACCACGTAAATTAATTATAGATGAGATTGGTAAAGGGAATTTTCTTAGAGGCTTACAGGCAGCTATACCTGGCTTCACTACACCCTATGGCTGGGGATGTAGTCCCATTCTTACTGGTACAGGTGGGGACATGAAGAAATTCATGGATGCCAAAAGCTTAATGTTTGACGTAGATAACTTTAATTTCCTTACATATAATAATGCTAAAGATGACAAACGTATACATGGGTTGTTTATCTCCCATAAATATAGAATGGAGGCAAAAGAAGATTCTACACTAGGAACATATTTAAATGAGTCAGCTAGTTCAGACTTACACAATGTTAAAATGCTTGTAAGTAATGAAGATAAGGCTACAGAAATTACTAATAAAGATTTAGAAAGACTTAAGAAAGCTGGTGATCGTATTGCCTATCTAAAAGAAAAGATGTATTATCCTCAAGAAGTAGATGATATCTTCTTGAACGAGGACACAAATATATTTGATATTGAGAGTGCTAAGAGACAGAAGACTAGACTATTGCAACAAGAAAGAACAGGAACTCCTGTTATATTGTTTAATGATGGAGAGAAGATAGCTCATGAGTTTACAGATAAACTACCCATCTCTAACTTCCCTCTAAAGAACTCAGACTTAAAAGAAGCACCTATTGTTATATATGAATTCCCTATAGATAATCCACCTTATGGATTGTATGTAGCAGGAGTCGATCCATATAGACAAGGTAAGTCTGCATATTCAACTTCACTTGGATCTGTATACATATATAAGAGGATGCATGAAATTAGTGGTGAGAAGTATCAAGATATGTTCGTAGCTTCGTATTGTGCAAGACCTGATAAGAAAGAAACTTGGGAAGAACAAGCTAGACTTCTTATAAAGTATTATAACGCTAGAGCTCTTTGTGAGAATGATGATATATCCTTTATTGAATATATGAAAGCTAAAGGAGATGCTCACTTTTTAGAAAGACAACCTGACTGGTTGAAAGAGATTGTACCAAATACCACTGTAAAAAGAGATTATGGTATTCATCGTTCAAGTCAGAAGATAATTGACTATCTTCACACTTGTTTAAAGAAGTATATGGAATCTCCAATCTTTGTAGAAAAGAATGATGCAGGAGAAGTGATTAGAGAAGTGTTAGGTGTGAGTAAGATATTTGATCCTGTATTGCTTGAAGAGATTATTCAATATAATGATTCAGGTAACTTTGATAGAATCATAGCTGCAGAGTTAGCCATAGCACAAGCTTTAAAGATGGACCCAATAATGGGTAAGATAGGTGGAACAAGTGATGAACGAGTTGCTTCTATGTTTAAGAAGAAGAGAGGAAACATACTCTTCACTGACTCTAGAAATAACATGTTTGGACAATCAAAAAATAAATATAAACGAAATAAATTGTTTTCATAATGGCAATTATAAGGTACACGAAAGACGCAACAATAAGATATGCTTATCTGAATATCTTCCCTGATCAGTTTAAAACTGAGAAGGAAAAGATGGATGAAAGCTGGATAAAGAATTCAATGGACTACTTTGCAAACAAAGCTTATGCTGAGTATGTCAAAGCTAGAGATACATTTGTAAAAAACTATGATCTTGTTAAAGGTATTTTAAGAAGAGAAGATTTCTTTGTAGAACCAGAAGTTAGAAGTTTTACAGATGTGCTTACATCAGATCTTGAGCTTCCTGCATATGTCAAACATTATTCTATAATGACAACTCCTATCAATGAATTAATAGGAGAGATTAGTAAAAGACCTGATGCATTTCGTGTCAAAGCATTTGATGATGATAGTAAGTCTGAAGAATTAGAATTTAAGACTCAGATATTGAATGATTATGTTGTTAATAAGGCTAAGCAGAAAATAATGGAAGATGCTGCTATGTCTGGAGAAGAACTTGATGATGAGGAGATAGATAAAATGACTTTAGATGAAGTTAAAGATGAGTTAGATAGTTATACATCTACAGCAGAGAAGTGGGCAAACCATATTCTTACAGCTCAAAAGATGGAATTTAATCTTAAGGAAAAAGGTGAAGATTCATTTAGAGACTTATTGATATCTGCTAGAGAGTTTTTTCATATCTATGAGGACAACTCTAAGCTTGGATTTAATGTAGAGGTAGCCAATCCTAAGAACACTTGGTTCTTAACTACTCCTGATAGAAAGTGGATATCTGATACTACAGGACGTGCACAAGGAGCTTATGCTGCTGGCACTGTACAAGTGTTAGAATTATCTGAAATCATTGAAGCAATTCCTGACTTAACTAAAGATGAAATAGATCACTTACGTAGTTCATTACAAGACTATGGATTAATCAATGTACGTGAATCTAACTTAGGTAACCCTAACGCTGTTCCAGGTAATGACTCTATCCAATATGATACATTTGATCCATTAGTTTTACAAACTAGAATGCTTATTGAATCAGAAATGAAAGAGAATAATGATGGTCTTAAGGACTTCTTAGGACTTACATCTAACGTATCTTCATTTGGTTACAAGTATGTAGTAGTAAGAGCGTATTGGATTTCTAAAAAGAAGATAGGTAAAGTAATCTACACAGATGAAATGGGTAATGAGCAATCTTTACTTGTAGATGAAAACTATAAATCAGGAACTATTCCTACACAAGAATCATTAGAATGGGGATGGATTAACCAATGGTACCAAGGTATTAAGATTGGTCCAGACATCTATCATATTAAACCTTATAACTTATTACCTTATTGTCCAATCATAGGTCAAACATTTGAAGTTAAGAATACAGAAGCTAAAAGCTTAGTAGATATGATGAAACCTTTCCAAGTTATATACAATGTTTGTATGAACCAATTGTATAAGTTACTTGAGAAGGAAGTAGGTAAAGTGCAATTAATGTCTATTAGACATATTCCTATTCCTAAGGATGGTGATGCTCAAGATGCATTAGATATCTGGGAAATGGAAGCACGTAATAGAGGTGTTGTATTTGTGGATGATAGTCCTGAGAACTTAAAGAGTCCATCTAGCTTCAATCAATTTACAAGTCTTGACCTTACACGTACACAGGAGATCCAAGCAAGATATACTCTAGCACAACAAATAAAGAATGAATGTTGGGAACTTATAGGTATGTCTAGACAAAGACTTGGATCTGTGTCTGCTAGTGAATCAGCTACAGGTACCACTGCAGCTATTACACAATCTTATTCTCAAACAGAACCTTTGTTTGTAGCTCATGAATATATCATGGGTCAGTTATATCAAGCTGTTATTGATGCAGCTTTATATGTTGAAAGCAAAAAACCACAATCAACTATATCTTATATAACAAATGAAGGTGAATCAGCATTTGTACAAGTGAATGGTACAGATCTTAGATTTAGAGATTTAAAAGTTTACTTGACTAATAGACCTGAAGATAAACAAATGTTTAACGAAATTAGAGGATTGTCTCAAGCTGTTATACAAAATGGTGGTAGCTTATATGATGTGATTGAATTGTATAGTACTAATTCAGTTAGACAAATGAAGAAGGTGTTCAAGACTCTTAAGGAAAGACAAGAACAACTGCAGGATCAACAAATGCAACAAAAGCAACAAGAACTTGAACAACAACAACAACAAGCTCAAGCTCAATTGGCTCAAGCTCAACAAATGCAACAAGAGAAAATAGCTCATGATGACTATCAAAATGAATTGGATAGAATAAATAAGAAAGAGATTGCTCTTATTGCAGCTGAATCTAAATCAGGTCCATTGTCTGATGTAGATGAAAGTGGAACTCCTGATGTGTTAGAGATTAGCAAAATTGCTCTTGAACAGAACAAAGCTAATAAAGACTACCAAGGTAAACTTAGTGAGATCCAAAGTAGAAACAGAATGGACATGGAGAAGTTAAAAGTTGAAAGAGAAAAATTACAAGTGGATAGAGACAACCAAAAGAATGATTTAGCAATTGCTAAAGAGAACGCAAAAGGAAGAGCAAAGGCCAAGCCTAAAACTAAATAATAATGTTTGATAAACTAATTGATGTATTGATTGAATGGTGGAATCATATTCTACCATTCATCATTATCAGAGACTATGAGCAAGCTGTACTACTTAGATTTGGAAAGTTTAACAAAGTGTTACTACCAGGTATACACTTTAAGATTCCTTTCTTTGATGAGGCAATTGATCAGCATGTAGTAGTTACAACACTTAGTCTTGATGCTCAATCCTTATATACAAAGGATAAGCAAAACATTGTAGTTAAAGGACTTGTCAAATATAAGATAGCAGATGTTAAGATATTCCTATTAGAAGTCTATGACGCACAGGATGCCTTATCAGATATGTCTCAAAGTATTATAAAAAATATTATTATGTCTATGACCTTAGAAGAATGTACAGATTCTGAACTTGATAATATTTTGACAAAGAAAGTTAGGGTGGAAGCACGCAAGTGGGGAGTTGAAGTTCAACAAGTTACGCTTACAGATCTTGCTCCAATAAGAAGCTATAGGCTTATAAATGACAATTTTACTAACAAATTAGATTAGAGTAAAAAATATTAATGCTATATTATATTGAATAATAGCCTATATAGAGCCTAGTCTCTTTGCTGTTAATTTAACTTGATATACTTTTACATTGAAAACCAAATAAATACAACTACATATGGCTGAAAATCTAGATATGCCTCAAATAGGCAACTTTAGTATTCAAGATACTATGGACATGGGTATGGGTAACCAAGAGTTATTAAATGATTTAATGTCTCCTGAAAGTGCTACATCTAATCCTGATGACATTCATGACATCAAAGATGAACCTGCACCTGCTCCAACAAAGAAAACTACTTCTAAACAACAAGCTATCCCAGATCCTGCAGAACCTGCAGACGATAAGAAAGACGAACCTGTTAAAGGGATTCAAGATTTCTTATATGGTGAAGATGATGATGAGGATGGTGAAGATAATGACGAACCAGCAACTGCACCAGCTAAGAAAGCTACGCAACCTGTTGATAATCAAGAAGATAGTAAAGATAATGATGATGATGAAGAAGGAGCTCCTGAGAGTCAATTCACTGCATTATCAAATGACCTTTTCAAACTAGGTGTTTTCTCTAAAGAGGACGAAGAAGAAGAAACTGCAATAGATACTCCTGAAGCATTCTTAGAACGCTTCCAAGCAGAAAAGAAAAAGGGGGCTATTGAAATTGTAGATAATTTCATTGGACAGTTTGGAGAAGATTATCAAAAAGCATTTGATGCCATATTTGTAAAAGGAGTTGATCCTAAAGATTACTTTGGTACATTTGGCCAAATTCAATCGTTTGCTGAAATGGACTTAACTCAAGAGAACAATCAAGTGGCTGTTCTAAAACAAGCTTTGACTGATCAAGGGTTTGAGCCTGAGGATGTAACAACAGAAATAGAAAGATTAAAAAACTATGGTGATTTAGAAAGTGTTGCTGCTAAACATCATAAGGTCCTAATAAAGAAAGAAGGCCAAAAGCTTCAACAAATGGAGCAACAAAAAGAGGTCCAATTACAACAGCAACAAGCCATCAAGCAACAATATCATCAAAACGTAAACAACGTTTTACAAGAGAAGATCAAAGCTAAAGAATTTGATGGCATACCAATTAACCCTAAATTAGCTGGTGAACTACAAGATTTCCTAGTAACAGATAAGTACAAAACAAATTCAGGTGAGACTCTCACTGATTTTGATCGTACAATTCTGGAGCTGAAACGTCCTGAGAATCATGCAACCAAAGTAAAGCTTGCGTTGATCATGAAGATAATGGAGAAAGATCCTACATTATCTACTATTCAAAAGACAGGTATCACCAAAAAGTCTAATGAATTATTTGGTGAAGTTGCCAGACAAGCCCAGAAAAGTTCAGTGAAATCTAAACCATCAACTAAACCCAATTCTTGGTTTCAATAAACAATTTATATAACAAAAATTAAAAAAGGATAAAAATGGCAATTCAAACAATCCCAGGTTTAACTGGTTTTACCTATGCTAGAGTAGCTTCTATGGACAAGCGTGCAGTAGGTAAATTGACTGACTCGAACCATCTAGAGAGCTTTCACTCAACTGAGCCTGCTGATTATGATAAAAAAATCATCAGCTTGTACACTCAGAGTTCTCTTTATAGTAATGACTTCTTGGATATGATTAACAAGAGCACACCTTACTATATCGACAATAATAGTGATGCTTGGAAATGGCAAGTACAAGTACCTTACAAGTTCCCAAAAATCATTGACGTTCCAACTTCAACACAGGAATTAAACAAGCCTGGTATTGATGGACAAGAGTTTCAAATCATCGTTGACACTAATGAGTTTTCTAAGAACGCAATTGTATCTGTTGGTACTCGTCAATATGGTCCACGTTTCTACGTAGTAAAAGATCCAGTTCCTTGGAACGTTGGATACTTATACACTGTTACCTTAGTAAGTGACAACCCAACTGTTGATTTCGTAAGCCCTATCTTCTTGCAAGTGGGTGTTGAATTAGAGTTAGTTGATGCTGCTATTGGTGAATTCGATCAAGACTTATTAGGTCTTCCTCGTTTGGGTGAGCAAATCACAATGTTTGAATCTTTAGGTTCTGCATATGGTTATGAGCACAAAATTACTGAGTGGGCTGATGACAAGATGATGAGAGATGCTTCTGGCAAACCTTTAGACATCTTAGTATATGCTCCTCAAAGACGTAACCAATTACCTTTAACTCGTAACGATGTTAAGTGGGAACCATTTATTGAGTTCTGGATGCGTAAGTCTATGTTAGAATTAAAAGTTAAGCGTATGATCTGGGCTCGTCCTGGAACTGTGAAGACTAATGGCTCTAAGCAAGAATTAAAGCGTACTTCTGCTGGTGTATATCACAGAATGCGTAACAATGGTAACTTAGTACAATACAATCGTGGTGAGTTTACAGCTAACTTGATTCGTTCTGTATTTGGTGACTTATTCTACAGACGTGTGGATGTTAAAGACAGACGTGTTAAAATGTACACTAATGAAGCTGGCTTTGACGTATTCCAACAAGCTTTAAAAACAGATGCTTTGAATTCTGGTCTTACTTTCATGGCTGATTCTGGTAACAGATACATGCAAGGTGAAGGTCAACATATCACTTACAACTTTGCATTCGATGCAATGGTAACTCGTGAGACTGGTCGTGTTGAATTAATTCACTTGAAAGAATTAGACTTACCTCAAACAAACTTAGAATTTGGACAAAACAAGAAGTCAACTCCAGTATTTATGGTGTTTGATGTATCTCCAATGTCTGATGGTTCTATGATCAACAATATTCGTGAAGTACGTATGAAGGGTGCACCTTCTATGACTTGGGGTTATATCGATGGTACTCGTAGTCACTTAGGCTTTGCTAAGTCTCAAGGTATGAGTTCTGCAAATAAATTCCCTGGATATGAGATTTGGATGAAAGATCGTTGTGATGTGTTCATTGAAGATTTGTCTCGTACAGTTTTGATTGAAGAAATACCACAATTCTAAAAAACCTAGAGCAAGGTTAGAACTACGCTCTACAAATACAAAGAAGAATTCCCCCCCACTTCCAAGTGGGGGAGTCTTCTTTACACAGATGGACATGTACAGGCTCCATGCCTTACAGTGTTCCCTTCGATGGGAACCATCTGCAAATAAACCAACAAAAATTAACTACATATGGGTAAGATAGGAAAAATCTCTACTATTAAGAAAGAGTACAACAACTCACAATTGCAAACAATGCAAGGTGGACTGGCTATGAAAGGTTATACAAGAATCCCTGGTACAGGTGTATTTAAGTATCCTTATAAAGAACTTGATGGACAGTATAGAACAGGCTTAGATCCTAAAGCTGCTTACATTAGAAGAATCCAAGATCCTTTAGAAAGGGAATTAGAAACTGAAAGAGTAACAGAGTTAAAGGAAAAACTTGAAGCAGCATTAAATGCTGACTTAGGTCCTCGTTCTACATTCTGGAATTATGGCTTATCAACTTCTGTTGATGATTCATTGCACGTTCAACCAGTTAAGTTGTTAGATGGTGATAACTATTTTGACTTTACATTGCCATTGCAAGAATTAGCATTCTCATGGTTGAGAGTTCATCCAACAATTGCTTCTAGCTATCAAGCTTGGGAGCGTGGTGAATTCCCTGCTGATATTCAATACTACGTTGCTGATGATGATATTGAGAACAAGGTGATGTTTAAGAAGAAGCAACTTATTAATAAAGCAATTGTTAAGTTTGATAGTATGACTCCTGAAAAGAAGAAGAAAGTGGCTCGTCTACTTGGTCTTCCAGTATCAGATGATTCCAAAGAAGAATCAGTTTACAATCAAGTGGATAACATATTGAAACAAACTGAATTCAAGAATGGCAAATATCAAGGTTTGAATCCAATTGAGGTATTCAACAGATTTGCAGATATGAAAGAAAACTTACTCCATATTAAAGACTTGGTTAAACAAGCTGTTGCTCATTCAGTTTATAGAGTTAGACCTAATGGAAGAGTCTATGAAGGTGAATTTGAAATAGCTGCTGATGAGGATGAATTAGTGAAGTTCTTAGCAGATGAAGATAACCAAGACCAATTGTTAGTTTTAGAAGGTAAATTGAAAGGTAAAAAAATAGCTGCAATATGATCCCAGTAGATAGTTTATTATATAAGATTGATCAGAAACTAAATAAACTATCCACTAATGAGCATCAAGAGATTCCTGTAGAAGATAAGATCTTAGCATTGAATGAAGCTCAAATTAAGCTGATAAAGCAAAAGGTTGATGGGTTTAGTACAGTTTCTGGATTAGGTATGGATGCGTTTAAGAAGCGTTATGAAGACTTACAAAGTCTTGTACAGCCCTACAACCACCAACCTCTTCCCCTAGCATTGAAGAATGCTGAACTAAATCAATGGTTTGCAAATATCCATCTTCTTGTACCTCAGTACATGTTCTATATAGATAGTTATATATTAGCTGATAAAGGAAGATGTATAGATAGAAAGGTTTGGATTAATAGAGATCTTGCTAAGCATGGTGACTTACAGTTTTGCTTAAACAACACTCACTATAGACCTTCTTTTGAATACCAAGAGACATTCAACTTTATATCTTCTGATGAGATCTCTATATTTACAGATGGTACATTTATACCTAAAGACATATACATGTCTTACATGAGATATCCTCAATATATAAATAAGACAGGATATATCATGCTTGATGGCTTACCATCTTTCGATCAGGATTGTGAACTTGAACTATACCTAGAAGATGAACTATTAGATCTGACAGTACAAAACTTGGCTATGTATACAGAAAACCAAAGTGCTGTTCAAAGCTCAATTTATAGAATACAAACAAACGAATAATTTTTAACAATTAAATATAAAGCAAAATGGCTGATTTTTCCCTAACCACCCTCTTTGTTGTACCAGTAGGAAATACATTACCTAGCTCTGGATCAACACAGAATTTAACAGCAGGTCAAGTAGGAATATTCCTAAATGACTATAGTGTTGCCACAGCTGGTAACATTGCTGCTGCCCCTTATTTTTATGTAGCTCAAGGTAGAACAAACACCTACTTACAAGGTTCTAAGCGTTCAGACAAAATCTCTGGATGTCCTGGTGGATCTTCTTGTAAGACTAACGTAACTGAATGGTACAAGTCTACTGGCTGTGCTACTGTTGTAAATCAAGTAACTGATGTAGTTGACTTCACAGTAAAACCTGGTGAGATCGTTACATTAACTTTACGTGGTTTCTCTAGCTACTTAAACACATTGTACTTCAATGGTTTCACTCGTTCTGTAACAGTAAACGCTCCATGTCTTGGATGTGGTGACGATCCTTGTACAGATGTAGATGTTCCAGCTTTGATTGATTCATTAATCATAAAGTTAGAAGAACATGCACCTGGTGATAACCCAGACAACATTTACTTGACTCAGTTCTATCAGTTCCAAAGAATTGGTAACGATTCATCTGCGTTGTTACGTATCACTGGTAAACCTTTGACTGCTTATGGACAACCTTGTGACGTTGCTGCATTCCCTTGGGAGTATGACAGATTCTACTTTAGAACTTTCATCTTCTCTGGTCCAGCTACAACTGCTGACTTTATTGTTGACGATCCTTGTAACAGAGTTGCTCAACCTGTAATCACTCAACGTTCTAACTATCCTGCTGGTACTTCTGCTGAGGTTCAACAATTAGAAAAGAACTTCTATAGCTACCAAGCTGGTTATTTAAAGCATTTATACAGAATGAATGGTTACAACGAGAACTTTGAGTCTTGGGTAACTGATGGTACAATCTATGATTTGTATTACATCAAATTCAATGAGTATGACAAGAGTGCTTACCAATGGGGTGATTACATCATGGAAGATTCAACTGTAATCATTGCTGTTCCTAACAACCAAACAACTGCTATCGAAGCTATCTTAGAAGCTGGTTTAGGAACTGTTGCAGGTGACACAACTTGTCTTACTACTACTAGTACTACAACTACTGTATGGCCTAGCACTTCAACAACAACTACTTTGATTCCTTAAGGAAAAAGGTAGCATCATATTAACCTATGCCAGAGGGTGAGAGGATATCTCAAATCCTCTGGCATTTTTATTAAAAAAAATCATGACATTAGATTTTTTAGTAATTAATACTTACACCACTGAGACATTAGCAATAGCTGATACTTCTGTATATGATACAGATCCACCAGTTGTTAGTGCTCCCACTATGCAAATCACTGTACCTGGTTACACTTCTCCTGTTGCTATTCCTTTTAATGTTCAACAAATAAATACTTATAACTCAATTATATTGGGTTTAACTGTTTTTCCTGCTACAGCTCCTTTACCTGATGGTGTATATTTCATGAGATATTCAGTTGCTCCTGCTACTGTAAATTATGTAGAGAAAAATATCATGCGTACAGCAGCTATACAAGAAAAGTTTGATAGTGCATTTATGAAACTTGACATGATGGAATGTGATTCAGCTATAAGAACCCAAGCAAAAGTAGTTTTAAGTAGTATCAACTTTATGATTCAAGGCTCCATAGCAGCAGCTAATAACTGTGCTATTGATACAGCCAACAAATTATACATGCAAGCTAACAGACAATTAGATTATTTTATTGCAAACCAATGTGGTTGTACAGGAAACAACTATATAATTAATTTTCCTTAATATGGCAAACTGTAGAGGCTGTGGCATGAAGGTGGGATGTGGCTGTCAATTGATTAATGGCCTATGTTCAGCATGCAACAACAAACTTAAAACTGCTACAAATAGAATAAAAGATGTTATCACCAAGATTAACAAATTGTGTAATCAATGGTAGTATTCCAGCTACATTGACAAAAATTGATGAAAGACTGACTTACTGGGCAAATCGCCAGTATAACAATATTATATTCTCTATGAATAATTATATTCCTGGGGAAGTAATTGATGATCTATTAACTTACAAACAAATATTAACATACAGACTTTGTAACACAACCTATGCTATGGTATGTGGTCTTCCTACTGATTCTCAGATTATAAGTAGAGTTATAGTGTTAATTAATAAATAAATTATAAAATGCCAGAAGATACCACTACTACTAGCACTACAAGTACAACTTCTACCATTACAACAACAAGACCTTGTGATGCCTGTTATAATGGATGTGTACAAATTGTATCTGATCAATGTGTTAGATATACAGGTCTTGACAGCATCCCTTTAGATATAACATATGGAGATAACCTTCAACTTGTATTAGATAATATAATTAATAACTTAGTTCCTCTCTTAACTGGAGAAGGAGATAAGATTCTTATATTAGAAAGTATACGTTGTGCAATTATAAATGGTTATTTACCTACTCCAAGTGAAGCAGATACTTGGACATCTGCACAGTTGTTTAATGCTTTAGTACAAGTAGTTTGTGATTTACAAGCTCAGATTGATGCAATTGATGCTGAAATAACTATACTAAATGCTGACTATGATATTGATTGTTTGACTGGTGTAACAACTAGCTCAGATACGCATGCTATTGTCCAAGCTATTATAACAAGGCTATGTGATACTATAGCTGATCTTGCTGCTCTTGAACTTGATGTAGATACAAACTATGTTAAACTATCAGATCTTGATGCTTTGATTGCAGCTTATTTAGCTAGTCAAGCAGGAAGTGGAAGCATACAACAATATTTAAAAATGGTTCCATTTGTAGCATATGAATACTATGGACCATTAACTAATTTTGATGGAGCAGGTGTTGGTATTCCAAGTTTTGGTTTCTATAATGTATATCTATGTAATGGTCTTAATGGGACTCCTGATAAAAGAGGACGTGTTGCTGTTGGAGCCATTGAAGATGTTCCACCTATTAATATTGGTCTTGATACTGCTGTAAATCCTTCATTTACAGGCAATCCAAATTATGCATTATTCACCACAGCAGGTGCAAATACTGTAACACTTACTACAGCACAATTACCTTCTCACTCACATACATCTACAGCATTTACTAGTGTAAGTATAGTTGACCCTGGTCATACACACTTCGTTAACTACTTAGGTAAGAATGGTGGTGATGGAACAAATGTAGTGGGTAGTGAAGCTGGACCAAATAATAAAGCTGTATCTAGTAATACAACAGGTATTTCAGCCACAGCAAACACAAGTGTTACAATACAAAATACAGGAGATGGAGGTGGTCACGCAAACATCCAACCTGTCATAGCTGCATATTATATAATGTATATTCCTTAATTTATCTAAACTAATAATAAAATGGCTTGCAATCCTGGCGATCCTTGTTATAACGCATATTATCAACCTAGTGAAAACTGTGGTTCTATCCCTTGTGAAACTACAGCAGATCGTGTTATATATAATGGACCTAACCTTCCTTGTTCAGGAATTCAAACTGGAGAAAACTTAGACTGTGCTCTATCAAAAATAGATGATGCTCTTTGTAATGGTGTTGTTGGTCTTAATGGTACCTCTGGTACTTCTGGTATAACTGGCTCTTCTGGTATATCTGGAACTAATGGAACATCTGCAACTTCTGGTGTTACAGGTCCTTCAGGATCAAATGGTACTTCAGGTTCATCTGGAATTACAGGTACATCTGGAACATCATCAAGTGGTTCTAGTGGCACTAGTGGTTCTTCTGGTAGAGCTGGTTCAAATGGCACTAGTGGTTCTGCTGGTGTGAGTGGTACAGGTGGTACAAGTGGTACTTCAGGTACTTCTGCTACTAGTGGTTCTTCTGGAACTAATGGAACTTCTGGAAGTAGTGGAACAGATGGAAGTAGTGGAACTAGTGGTAGAGATGCCACAGCAGGAACATCTGGTCAAGATGGAACATCTGGTACAAGTGCAAGTTCTGGTACCTCTGCTTCTAGTGGATTAACTGGTACAGCTGGAACATCTGGAACATCTGGCACATC